CTGTATTACCTTGTGCTCCTGTATTACCTTGTGCTCCTGTTGCTCCTGTATTACCTTGTGCTCCTGTATCACCTTGTGCTCCTGTATCACCTTGTGCTCCTGTATTACCTTGTGCTCCTGTATTACCTTGTGCTCCTGTTGCTCCTGTATTACCTTGTGCTCCTGTATTACCTTGTGCTCCTGTATTACCTTGTGCTCCTGTTGCTCCTGTATTACCTTGTGCTCCTGTATTACCTTGTGCTCCTGTATTACCTTGTGCTCCTGTATTACCTTGTGCTCCTGTACGACCTTGTACTCCTGTTGAACCTTGTGCTCCAGTTAAACCTCGTGCTCCTGTATTACCTTGTGCTCCTGTACGACCTTCTTCTCCTGTAGGTCCTTGTTCTCCTGTAGGTCCTTGTTCTCCTGTATCACCTCGTGCTCCTGTACGACCTTGTGCTCCTGTACGACCTTGTGCTCCTGTTGAACCTTGTGCTCCCTGACCTCCTGTTAAACCTCGTGCTCCTGTATCGCCGTGTGCTCCTGTATTACCTTGTGCTCCTGTACGACCTTGTGTTCCAGTTAAACCTCGTGCTCCTGTATCACCTCGTGCTCCTGTATAACCTTGTGCTCCTGTACGACCTTGTGCTCCTGTTGAACCTTGTGCTCCCTGACCTCCTGTTAAACCTCGTTCTCCTGTATTACCTTGTGCTCCTGTATAACCTTGTGCTCCTGTACGACCTTGTGCTCCTGTTGAACCTTGTGCTCCCTGACCTCCTGTTAAACCTCGTGCTCCTGTATTACCTTGTGCTCCTGTACGACCTTGTGCTCCTGTTGAACCCGTTAGGCCTATCGTTCCATGAGCTCCCTGATCTCCTGTTAAACCTCGTGCTCCTGTATTACCTTGTGCTCCTGTACGACCTTGTGCTCCTGTTGAACCTTGTTCTCCAGTTAAACCTCGTGCTCCTGTATAACCTTGTGCTCCTGTACGACCTTGTGCTCCTGTTGAACCTTGTGCTCCAGTTAAACCTCGTGCTCCTGTATAACCGTGTGCTCCTGTACGACCTTGTGCTCCTGTATAACCTTGTACCCCAGTTAAACCTTGTGCTCCTGTATCACCTCGTGCTCCTGTACGACCTTGTGCTCCTGTACGACCTTGTGCTCCTGTATTACCTTGTACTCCTGTATCACCTTGTGAACCAGTTAAACCTTGTGCTCCTGTTGAACCTTGTGCTCCTGTATTACCTTGTACTCCTGTATCACCTTGTGAACCAGTTAAACCTTGTGCTCCTGTTGAACCTTGTGCTCCAGTTGACATATGTATATATATATATAAATATAATAACCAATTAAATAATTATTTAATTTAGAGAATTAAGTATTTATGTTAATTCTCTAAATTAAATAATTATTTAAAATAATCGTCTTTATAACTTATCTCTAAAGAATCAGGTGACGACATCAGTTGTCGACAATAATAGGTAATTATTACGTTATTCAACCCCCCTTTAAATTTGACACTGAACCAATTGAGTATTATGTCAGATTATTTAAGAAACGTACACATGGGTATTAATAAATGAAATTAAAACAATTTAAATATAATATAATAAAATAAAATATAATGAAGTATCCGTTTATTTTATTTTTTCGTCATGATAAATATAACTATATTGATAATGTTTTAAAATGTAATTCTAGCCAACTAAATTGTACATTGCATATCATAAATAAAAAGGAAAAGCTTAATAAGGTTTTTAAACAAATTTACCCTTTTTTAATTGTATTTGGAGAAACCAAAGAAGAATACAATGATGATTTAGTCGACGTATTACAGTCACAATTATCTAAACGTATTATCTATATTTCTGATTTTAATTCCGTTGACGATTTTAACGAATTAGTTAATAGTTTCTATGTTGATATCTGTAAAACAGACCGCATCAATACTCGTCCTGAATTTTCGGTTTTTACGCCTTCATTTAATTCATTTGAAAAAATACTTAGAGCATTTAATAGTTTAAAATCCCAAACACTAACAAATTGGGAATGGGTAATAATAGATGACTCGCCAGACGATAAAAATTTCGAATATTTAAGACAACATTTAACAAATGATTCACGAGTAAGATTATATAGACGTTTTGAAAATAATGGATATATTGGAAATGTTAAAAACGAAGCTGTTAGTTTGTGTAGAGGTCAATATCTATTAGAATTAGACCATGACGACGAAATACTTCCGTTTGTTTTAAAAGAATCTGCTGAATTGTTCCAGAGCAATTCTGAAGTTGGATTTATTTATATGGATTTTATTAATTTATATGAAAATGGTAGTAATTTTTGGTATGGGAATAATATTTGTAAAGGTTATGGGTCATATTACTGTCAAAAATATAACGACAAATGGGTGTATGTATATAATACTCCCAATATAAATAATATTACTCTTAGCCATTTAGTTTGCTGTCCGAACCATCCAAGAATTTGGAGGAAAGATGTTCTGTTAAACATTGGCAATTTTTGCGAGTATTTGCCAATATGCGATGATTATGAAATTATTTTAAGAACAGCAATAAATACAAAAATAGCAAAAATACATAAAATGGGATATGTTCAATATATGAATGACCAGAACAATAACTTTTCTTTAATAAGAAATGGTGAAATAAATCGTATTGGACCAAAATTTATTAGCCCAATCTATTATAACCACTTTGATATTCATACTGAAATGAAAAAGTTGGGTGCTTTTGAGGATGAAAAATATTTAAATGAGCATACTAATTTATGGCAAAGAGATACAGAAAATTATAAACATCTTTACTGTAATTTGTTAGTTAACAATGATTATAAAACACAATTTTGTGTTATTGGCATTGATGGTCTATTAAAACATATCGATAGAATAACTGAATTGTATAAAGATTCTAGGCACGATTTTATTGTTATTGAAAATAAATCTACCACTGAATATATCTCGAAACGATTAGAAAATTATGGATTTGATAGAATGAAATGTTTTGTATTAATGGATGAAACTGAAGAAAAACTAATTAACTACTTTAAAGTATGTTATCTTTCAACAAACAATTATGAAATATTATCGGCGAATATAGATAAATTAAAATACAACACTGACATTGGTAAAAGACATGTTATAATAAATAATTCGACAACACAAACACATACATATTTAGAAATTGGCATTGAAAATGGATATACTTTTTCTAACACACATTTTTTGCGTAAAGTTGGGGTTGACCCAGACCCAAAATGTAACAATGTTGACAATGGAGAAATTTATAAATGTACTTCTGACCATTATTTTAACGATATCAATCTATTAGACAATTCATCAATTATTTCAGCTGAAAATAATAAATATTCTTTCGATGTTATATTTATAGATGGAATGCATCACTGTGAAAATGTACTAAATGATTTTAACAATAGTATAAATGTGTTAACAAAGGATGGGACTATTTTTGTTGATGATTGTATTCCATTAAATTATAACGAACAATTAAAGGTTCCTATAAGACATTATTATGAAAATAACATTCTAAAATATGGTGAAGAATGGACTGGGGATGTCTGGAAATTGATTTATCATTTGTTAAAAAAATACAAAGACAAAATAATATGTAATTATTTTCATAATGTTGACTTTAGAGGAATTGTTAAAATTCAGATTACAGAAAAGTTTAAAGTGATTGTTAGTCATGCTGAATTAAATGATTATAATTACTTTGAGCATTTTAATGATTATTTATTATTATTGTCTCAATAATTAAATAATATATTCTACGTAAAAATAGTTAAAATATATTATTTTTACCTATTTATATGGAGGAGTTTAGTATGCCACAAAAAGTTACAATATGTTTAAATATGATTGTTAAAAATGAATCACATATTATTGAGAACACATTAGAGAAACTGTGTAACAAAATAAAATTTGATTATTGGGTTATTTGCGATACTGGTTCAACCGACAATACTCCAGAGATAATTACAGATTTTTTTTCAAAAAAGGACATAAAAGGAGAACTATATTATGATGCTTGGGAGAATTTTGCTCATAACAGAACACTAGCATTAAAACGAGCATATAAAAAAACAGATTTATTGCTAGTTTTTGACGCAGACGACGAAATTGTAGGTGATATTAAAATACCTGAAGATGTTTTATTTGACGAGTATAGTTTACAATTTGGTTCTTCGTCTGGAACTAGTTACACCCGAGTTTTAATGATTAACAATCATAAAATATTTGAATATGCATCTGTCATTCATGAAATTATTTATTGTAAAGAAGGACCTACAAAAGGAATGCTTATTGAAGGAGATTACTATGTAGTTTCAGGCAGAACAGGTAGTAGAAGTTTTGACCAAGATAAGTATTTAAAAGATGCATTAGTTCTAGAGAAAGCATACGCCGAGGCAGTAACAAAAAAAGACCCATTATTTAATCGTTACGCTTTTTATTGTGCTAATAGTTATAAAGATTGCGGAAAATTTGAAGATGCTATTAAATGGTATAAAATAACTCTTAATCACGAACACCAATGGGGTCAAGAAAAATATATTTCATGTTTATATATATATGAATGTTTTGAAAAACTTGAACAAAAGGAAACCGGATTTTTTTATTTAGTTAAAGCATTTGCGTATGATAATGAAAGACTTGAATGTTTGTATCCTTTGTTAGTTCATTATTGTTGTGAAAACATGCATAAAGTAGCATATAATTATTATTTAAATATAAAGGATTTTTTTGAGAATAAATATTTAAACACAAATATTTCTGCAAAATTATTTTCAACACTAGACAAATTTAATTTTTTTGTTCCATATTACATGATTTTGATAGCTGATAAAGTACAGGATTTTTATTGTGTTGTCAAAATGTATGAAATTATATTTACCAAAAAACAAAGAATGTTTGAAGAATGGTATATTAAAAACTTACTATATAATTTACAATTTTTCTTACAACATGTTCCAAAAGACAATACACAATTTATTCCATTGGCAAATGAATATTTTAAGTTTGTATATGAAAATGGTATAGAATTACAAAAGTTTGACTTCTTATCAAAACCTGAATACAAAAATGCCGGAATAATAATGGACAATTATATTATTAAAGAGGTAACTAACAAATCACAACATTTCTCAAAAAATGAATGTGCTAATTCAAAAAATATATTAATTTACACTGGTTTTTCGGATATAGATTGGAATTTTACATATATGCAAAATAACGCATTAGGTGGTTCAGAAAAAGCAGTAGCCTATTTGAGCAAATGTTTTCCAACAGATTATAATATATTTATAAGCGGACATGTTAAAAATGAAACAATTGATAATATTCAATACATACACTTAAACGAACTAACAAACTTAATTGAGAGAACCCCTTTTCATACAGTAATAGTATCAAGATATATTGGGTTTTATGAAATGTTTGAAACGTGTTCATTTTATCAATCTTTTATCTGGGCTCACGATACTCTATTGTTACCATACGGTTGCAACTTAAATGAAACCCATATTTTGAAAAAATGGAATAATTATATAGATGGATGTGTGTGTTTAACTGAATGGCATAAAACTATATTTTCAGAGAAATATCCTGAACTAAAAAATAAAATAACACTGATAAACAATGGACTGGAGCTTACTAGTTTTCCTAATATAGATTCTAATAACATACTTAAAAACAACAAAATAAAAAATAAATTCATTTACACATCACGACCGGATCGAGGACTTAACATTTTATTAAAATTATGGCCCCAGATTATAGAAAAGGTACCTGATGCTACTCTTACCATTTCCACATATGGGTCATTTCCATCAAATGCGGAAGAATTTGCAATGAAAACTTTGATAGATGCAACTCCTAGTATTCATTATTTGGGTAAACTGAATGTTGAACAGTTGTATAATGAAATGAGTACGGCAGAGTTTTGGTTATATCCAACGAATTGGCCGGAAACATCATGTATAACTGCTTTAGAGATGCTAATGTCAGAAGTAATATGTTTATATTATCCAGTCGCTGGACTTGTAAATACTGTAGGTGATTATGGTATTCAAATTAAACCAGGTTCAGAAATTGACGCGATTGTTAGTTTAACTGATTTTAAAAAGTGCGAATTGAGGCAAAATGGTAGAGAATATGCTGAAACTTGTTCTTGGGAAAATAGATTTTCAAAATGGACAGAATTATTAGAATTAAACATTATTAATAAATATCGTATTCCAGAGGAAAGAATTAAAATAAATAAACTAGGAATTTTTAATGGTTTTCCGTTTCACTACGAAATGTTCGGTTTTGTATTGAATTATGCCCAAAACAATAATTATGAAGTAGATATATTTACAAACAAAACCAATACTCTTGGGTGGTTCGAGTTTTATAGAGAAAAGTTTAATAATTTTAATATAAACGACATCAGTAAATTTAATGGAGACACGTCAGAATACGCGACATTTTTTGTGACAACTGACGACGACTCGAAGTTTAAATCAGAATGGATTAGCGATAACGTTGTCTGTGTAAATCATTATTATAGAATACGAACGTCTAATTTTAAACATTATTTAAACATTGCGAATTTTAAAGATAGTACATTAGACTATGTGTATCCGTGTTATCCATCAATAAACTACCGAGATAAAATACAAAATAATAATGTTTGTATTATTGGAGGAGGAAATATTCACCATAATCATAATATTAATCTAATAAATAGATTGCAATCAAACGGTCGTATTAAATTAAATATCTTTGTTAGAAAAGAATGTAAAACTAATATTTCTGGATTAGAAATGAATAAATTTGACATAAATTTTATAGAAGACATTACAACTTCTAAAATGATACAATTATTAAATCAAAGCTCATATGTATTATTAAATTATAATGATAATGAAGACCATAATAATGGCATTAGTTGTAGCGGTTCTCTACAACTAGCATTGTCTACGCTTTGTAAACCAATTATATTTAACACTACCAATAAATATCTACAAATTAAAAATGCATTGGAATATGATATTAAATCAAACGAACCCATTTTAATTGACAAAGAAATAAACTTTCAATTATTAGAACAAGAGAGAAATAATTATGTTGATAAATTTGATAACTATATAAAAAATATCTTATCACCGTTAAAGGTTAAAAATAATTTCGAACACGACGAAGTTAATATTTCATTATTAGATAATATTAAAGAATATAAACCTATTTATCAACATTTTTTGGATCGTTCTAACGCTGAAATAATGTTTAGAAAATTAATTTATAATATTATGCCATATTTTAAAGATAAAAATATAATCGACTTAGGAGCATACATAGGTGATAATTCTATACCTTGGGCTATGAATTCAACTGGAATTATTTATGCGATTGACCCATCTAAAGAAAATACCGTTTTTATTGATAAAATGGCAAAACATAATAGGTTAGGTAATGTAATAACAATAACTAAGGCTATTTCTGATAAATGTGAAATTATATATTATAATGAAGTAGACCCAACGCATATATCATGTAATACAGATAATGGGAAAAATTCTTTTGAAGCGGTAAGCTTGGATAGTTTAAATTTAGAAAATATCGGTTTTATACATTTAGATGTTGAAGGTTTTGAATACAAGGTATTAAATGGTTCTATCAATATAATAACAAAATATAACCCTATTATTGCATGGGAAAATCATATTGAAAGAGAAGATTATATGAAAGTTGTTAACTTTTTAAGTTATCATAAATATACTACTTATATGATAAACGAACAATTTCCTCATTGCTTTCCTGATTGTCGTAATTTTATTTCTTTTCCTGAAAATTGTAATATTAGTGTAAATGAACTAAATAATAAATTTAAAGAAGTTTATACAGAATTTACTCCAGATAAAAATAATCCTCTTTTAATTCTCAAACATGAGAGAAATAATTATGTTAATAAATTTGATAAATATATTGGTAATATCTTCTCAACAGTTTATCTTAGAATTTTAAGCGATTATTGGACATCTAATAATATGGAGGATTGGATGCAAACAGATAAATTAAGTTATATGTACAATAAACCTGTTATTTTAACAAAAAAAGATGATTTTACTCATTGTATAATTATAAATAGTGGAATGCCGCATTTAAATATAGACAAAAGTAAAGTAGTTGGAATATCACACGAACCAACATTACCTGAAGAACCTCTATTTTCACAATTAATAGAATATTCTAAAAATAATATGTCAAAATATTTTATTGGAGATAAAAATAATTTACCAGAACCATTTATCGAGGGAGAAACATTTATGTTTCATAATACAACCAGATACAACAATATAGCAAAAACTAAATTTTGTTCAATAGTTATCTCAGGAAAACAATTTACGATGGGTCATAAATATAGACATAAATTGGTAGAAGCTATATTAAAAACAGATTTACCAATAGATATTTATGGGTATGGAGTAGAAATATATAAACAAAAAATGGATGATACTCGTCTTAAATATCCTTTAGAAAATACATTAAAAAATCCGTGTGGTACAGACCCATTTATTGATTATAAATTTCATATATGTATTGAAAATATGGTATCAAACAATTATTTTTCTGAAAAAATAATAAATCCTCTATTAAGCAATGTAATTCCAATTTACTATGGGTGTAAAAAAATAGATGAGTATTTTGATAATATTGTTAAACTTTCAGGCAATGAAGAAGATGATATTCAGAGATTAAAAAATATATATCAAAATCAAAATATCTATGATAATAATATAGATAGTGATAAAATTTTAGATAAATGTAATATGTTTTATAATTTACATACTTTTTTTGATGATATTAAATTAAAAGATGAAATAATAATTCCAAAAAAAATATTTCAAACTTGGGAAACCCATGATATCGAAGAAGAATTTCAACAAATAATAAATAAATGGAAAGTGAATAATCCTAATTATGAATATATATTCCATGATGCAGAACAACGACTACAGTTTATACAAGATAATTTTAAAGAAAATGTATTAAATGCTTATAAAAAAATAATACCTGGAGCATATAAATGCGATTTGTGGAGATATTGCGTTCTCTTTATATATGGCGGATTTTATGCTGATATTGATACATTATGTATGGGTAAATTAAATAGCTTAACAAATGAAAATATCGAATTTATAGTGCCAATTGATTTAAACATAAATCCAACAGAAGGAAAGCATAATTTGGCATGTGGATTTATCGGAAGTGTACCAAAGTCACCTATTTTGTTAGATGCTATAGACAGGATTGTTTTTAATGTAGAAAATAATATTATTCCAGCATCAAAATTAGATTTTTCTGGACCAGGAGTATTAGGACGGGCCGTAAATAAATTTTTAAATTTAGATGAAACAAGTAGTTTTAAGGGAAAAGAAGGTATTAAAAACAACATAAACTTTTTAGAATTTGACCCTAATACAGAGTACATGAAAGATGTGTTTACGGATACATTCATTTTACAAAATAAAAATAAAAATTCTGATATTATTAGACTTTACAATAATGAATGTAATAAAATAAAAAATTATACTTGCTGGCTATCTAACAATATTATCAAGATGGTGTAAATGTAAAATGTAAATAATATTTATCGCATTAAATATTATTTTGGTTTATTATTTGGAATTATTTTTCAGTCGAAAAGAAAAATACCTGAAATAGTCTTCCGTTTTCTTTCGTGTCGCCGAAATAATCTTGGGACATATGATATCTATGTGCGTTAAATAGTACAAGTCGATTAAACACGTTTCCTACTCGATCTACTAATTCCCACTTTGTCAAATCTTGGCTACATTTATCGACTTCTTTTTGGTTATCCAAAAAGGTTCCATCCTCTTCACATGTCGCTCCATCTTTAAATCTATAAAAAGCAGTTCCTGATGTTAAGGGTGCATTTGGTGTCATAAATAATACGCCACCCCAAGTATTCCATTTGTCTGTATGCATCCAAGACCTATCCCTAGAAGTTGTGTATTGAAACGACCCATTATATATTTCACCAGCATCCGATTCATCAGGATTTGGGCAAGGAAATGATGTAATTTTTCCGGCAAATGGCTCAACATATTTTTGTATTATCTCCTTTAAATGTTCATTTGCGTGTGAAATTGTTCTGGTACCTGGAAAATTACCCTTTACAGAAAACTCTTGACTTAAAATAAAATTTCTAGTATCCATCGCATTGTTATAAAAATTATCTACTACAATTAGACCACACAATGGTCCACGTTTTAATATATGATGAGCTAATTTAGTACTCTGTGCAATGTTATCTTTAGATGAAACGTCTGTCTTTATGACTACATTTACATCTTCACTTGTATCATCATCCAGAAAAATATTGTTTTCAATCCTTTTCTCAATTATATTCATAATAAAGTAATAAATAACTTATATTTAAATACTTAATTAATTATATATTTTATTTATAAAAATAAAATATATCATCATGATATAATGCATATTAATTAAATTTATAGAAAACATATTAACCGACTTATTACATATATACACACCTTTGAAGATTTAAAACCACACCTTTCTTATAACTGCGTAAAAAATGAAAGGAAACTTCAAGGTTTGTCCCTATTTCAAAGCGTGTACATTTTGATTTTGGGAATTCTTCTAAAAACCCTGATGAGTTTTTGCTTCTTGATAAATAATTTGGCCTTTCTTTATTATTTATCGCATTATAAGCAATTTTATAAATATTTGTAGCACAGAGTATTGATGAATTATAATGCGTGGGACAGGACAACTCAAATAGGAATTTATGATAAAAAATACATAGATTCTATCACAAAGTATAAGGTATAAAGTATAAAATTTGTGCAATAAGTATAATTATTTATTTCACTAATAATTTTCTATAATTAAATCGTTATGGTCTCCATTTTGTATATTTTATATTTGTGTATATTTGCTTTTATAGCACATTCGGGCGAGAGATAGAAAGCATCCGACCGACGTCGTGACAATCAGAGATAAGAACACTTCGGTAACCATTATAGTAGTCGGATATTTTAATCATTCATCTACGATATATTTAACACACCAGCGTTATTCCACAAAGCACCCGTAACAAAAGGATTACTTGTAGGTAAGTTAGTCATTATAAGGTTCTTTCCTGAACCTATCGTCATCTGTAAATCTTGGTTGGTTTGGATTAAAAAAGGAAGGTTAGATACATTATCAGCGTGTATAATATAAGATTGACCTGCTGACGCACCACTACCCAAAATTAAAGATTTTGTCGTTGAAGTAGCGTGGTCGGTATAAACACAAGTTATACCACCAGTAGAAGCACCAAAACTACTTGAATTATTTGTAGATGGTGCGGTGGTAAATAATTGTAAAAGTGGATTTGCTACTCCGTTATTTTGTAGTAAAATTGTATCATTATTATCAAAACCTGTATTATACATCTCCAATTTTGCTAAGTCCAAAGTCGTCTTATTTGTAGCACTGCCGTAATTTAAAACGAAACCATTAGAAGTATTACAATAAATAGAATTGTCGCTGTTAAAAAAACCTGTTGGTGAATAAATTGTTTGAGAAGGAGCAGGAAGTCCAAAAGTTAATGCTTGTGCGTTGAGTGTTGCTGTATCGCTGGTTGTAGCGTCGCTAATAACTATCGCACCATTACCGAGTAAAGTTTGAACTACATTAGGGGAACTATCGTTTAAAGTAATCGTTTTATCTGTCGTCATCAATAAATCACTATTAATATTTACATTTGAAGAAGTTTTTGATTGTATAATAACCTGTCCTGTTCCAGTAGAAGCAGAAGCATTAATATTTATATTAGCATCAAGATTAATTACTGAACCAGTTTTCGCAGTAATATCAATATGACCTGTTCCAGTAGAAGCAGTAGCATTAATAGGTAGATTACCACTTGTAGTCCGTAAAGCATTACCATTTAAATCCAAAGGTCTAAAAGAGTTATTCTCATTCTGTCCTCCGTTAAAATTAAAAGTTTCACTAATAACACCATTTACAGAGTTAAAAATACTCAAAGTTCCGTCTTCGTTTCCACCAGCGACATTTTCCGCTTTTGTTTGTATTCTTGCGAACTCTGTTTTTTGAGCTACTGCGTCCAAACCATACATACTAATAGAACCAACCAACTCCCCAACAACAAGATTTCGTCCAGTTTTGTAGAGTTCAATTGTAGGGTCAGCGTTCAAAGTAGCGTTAGAATTAACCAATAGTAGTGATGGATTTGCTGTCCCACCTGCTCCACTACTTAAAACGCTCATACCTGTTAAAGTAGTCGCATTAATTTCGTCTGCAATCACATTAAACTCGTCGGTAGTATTAATGGTAAAATTACCACCACTACTGGAAGTGTGAGTAATTCCGTCCAAAGTTAAGTCCATCGTTTTCGCATTTACAAACTGACCGCCACTCGTAAAACCGAGTGATGCTGTTGTAGTAGTGCTGTTTAAAGTAATAGTTGTATTTGCTGGTTGGAAAAATGGAGGAGTTGAAACCGAAAAATTAGACAACGCCAAAGCAGTAGTAGAATTAATAGTCCCACTTAATACACCAGTAGCAGTTCCAATTGTATTTACATCGCCAACCGCAAACCCAACAGAAGCACTCGCACCATCACCACCAATAGATACAGCGGAAGATGAAATTGTATTTGTTAAAGTAGGTGTGACAAGATTGTCTTTTAAAAGAATAGTGAGGTCGCTATCGTTTCCAGCAGTTAATACCTCTTGTAGGGTGTTGCTACCAGCCGACCCGCTAATAATATCAGCCCACGTCGCACTTACCGTTCCTCCTTGTGTGTAGGAGACGTTATTAGCATTCATTGATACTGACTCTGCGAGGGCTAACTGACTATTAATACCGATTCCTCCTGCTCCAATTTGACTCTGTGTAAAGAATCCTGTGACTGTATCTTGGTTGGTTATCGTGACAAACTCTTTATCGGCAACGTTGTCTCGCTGGGTTGTCCCAGCCAAGTCAGAGATGGATGAGCCGAGATTGTTGATACCCGTGGTGGTGGTGCTTAATGGGTCTATAAAGTTTGCTATATCTATATTCTGTATGCTGTTGCTATTCATATCTATATCGGTCACACCAGCACTGTTACCAGCAGTTAGAACTTGTTGTAGCGTGTTGGCAGCGATCGTCGTATCCACGTAGGTCTTATTCGCGAGGTCAGCTCCAATAATAGGAATCGCAGAACATTGGATTTTTTCTGTAGTCAACGCATTGCTATTTATACTGTCGACCCAAATGCCGTACATGTTAAGAGGTAAGGGATTTGTACTTTGCGGTGCCAATGCTAAATAAGTCGGGTCAATGCCACCAGAAACATATAACGCTCCAAAAATCATTACATCTCCTGTAAAACCAGTTCCGGTATACCCTGGTCCTATAGGACCTTGATAATTAGATGGGACCCACGGACTACCTCCTGTTGGACCAGTATCACCTGTTGGACCAGTATCACCTGTTGGTCCAGTATCACCTGTTGGACCAGTATCACCTGTTGGACCAGTATCACCTGTTACACCAGTTGGTCCAGTGTCACCTGTTGGTCCTGTTGGTCCAGTGTCACCTGTTGGTCCAGTGTCACCAGTTGGACCAGTTGGACCAGTTGGACCAGTATCACCCGTTACACCAGTTGGTCCAGTGTCACCTGTTGGACCAGTATTGCCGGTTGCTCCTGTATTGCCTGTTACACCTGTTACACCTGTTGGACCTCTTGCTCCTGTATAACCTGTTGGTCCAGTATTTCCTGTTGCCCCAGTTCGCCCAACCGGACCTATTCCTGCTGGTCCAGTCGGTCCTTGGACGCCGGGCGGACCTAGTACCTTTAAAGTGCAACAACGATTTTTACCTAAATATTGGTCATAACTTGTTGAATAGCCAGACATTATTATATAAATATATTGAATACTTTTTTATATTTATATTAATTCACCCAATTGTGAAATACTTGATAAAATTAATTAACCTGTTTTGTGACTGAGAAATTTGCTTCCTACCAACTACACATAATTTTGTTACGATATATGGTAAGGATTATGATGAGGGAAGCGGTGCTAAGCAGAGCTTTATCTCGCCCAAACTAGCAACATTATATTTTACAACCAGAGGCAAATCGTTCTCTAAATAAACTTCAATTTGAGAACATAGATTTGTGCACTTAATGAAATATCCCAAGTTTTTCAATGAAAATTCCCCTTGAATTATTTTGGATGAATCTTGTTTCAAAATAAAGCCCATACTTCCATCGGATTCAGCACGATGAATTTCAGCAGACGCGAATTGACCAGAGCATTTAAATATCAACTCATTGCCGACTGATTTGATTTCCAACTTGTCTGAAATACATGACAAATCTCGGATGATTTTTTGGAAATCAGCAGACGGAAGATTTATAATGGAAGAAAACTTTACATCAGGGTACTGCAGTTCATCAGGCTCAGGTTCAATTAATCGTAGTTTCTGCGTTTTGCATTGCTTAATCTCTCCATTCTCAAATTTTAATGCTAAATGTGAAACGATTCCATCGACATAATCCGCATTTTCAATATAAATGGTTAACGTGTCATCATTGTCAATAGAATTAATCAACTTAAATAGGTGAAACATATTCACACCGATAATGATTTTCTCCTTTTTGCATTCATAAAACTCAAAGTTTTGAGCAGCTAAAAATAAATGTGCTAAAATAGTATGAGATTTGTCCATGTTAATAATACGAATTCCATCTGGCTCAAATGTAATGTTCGTCTCAAGAAGAATATCTTTTAATGCGGTCATCAATGTCCTAAAAGGAGCTATCTGCACAGTTTTAATAGTCAATACATTATTGTTTGTTAAATTCTGTTCCGGTTTCTTAATTGATTTATCATTAAAGCTAGACATTATACTAGAATTTTATCGAAATCTTTAAATACTTATGTGCAAAAATGTTTTTCTTTAAAATTTAAACGCATTAAAATTTTTTAGGTTATTAAGTTATTATTGATACTTTTTGTAAAATAATAGTGTGATAGTTGTTAAATTATTTTACACATTTAAATTTACTAACCCAATGTTTTAATAGTAATTTATTGTAATTAAATTTTTTAGTTTTAAATATTTCTATTGTTTCATCTAATAATTTTTTATTTACGTCAGACCATTTATTAACGTTTAAAACAGGCAAATCTTCAAATAATTTATTAAATATGGGGGCTTTAACAATCGGTATGCAACCTAAACATAACGCTTCCCAAGTTCTATGACAATCAAGGCCATGCCCAAAAGGCGATAAAACGAATGTATATCTGGAGATATTTCTCCAATTTTCTGTTCGCGGTATAAATGATAAATGTAATGCTAAAAGTGCCGGGTTTATTTCAGCCAATGATTTAGTTCTGTCATTAGCTATGCGGTTGGTGGAGGAATTAAGTGAAAAATTTACATAAATTTGTGGTATTCTATTATAAAAAGGTTTTGCAGATTCTTTTATTTTTATAAGTATATTTTCTTGTTCATATGGTAAATGCCCTTCGCCAGGTCGTTTCCAGTTGCAAGCCGGATTGTTTAAAATTGTATGATAATCTAGTCCAATAGGCAATTGGAATAATTTACGATTTTCTAGATTACGTGTATTTTGAGAAAACCATTTTATAAGAAATTGTGAATTTGTTAATAAATTAAATTGTTGTGACGACAACGCTTCAGTAGGAATACATTTATCAGAATCACCTGACACTAGAGTAAACTTTTTATTAATTTTTGGAAATATATTATTTACAAAAAAAGATAACAAGCTACTACATACATAAATTGACATCCCGTCAAACATTTTAGGTAACATTGACAACAAATACCCACTATCATTATCACAATCGGATTTTGGTGAAGACGAGTGAAAATCGCATGATTTTAACAGTCCTCTACTGCTAACAAATTTGCACAAATGCTCTTTCATAATATATAGATATGTAATATTTTATATTTTATATTTGGATAATAAGAATTAAATTCAAAATTATTCAACATTACTTAGTAAACAGATTTAAACCTAAAATAATAAGGAACATAGAATGTCGTCTGAACTTAAAATGAAATGCGCGGATTCTATAAATAATTTAATTGATAAGTTTGAAAATAATGAATACATGCTACAAAGAATTCATAATCATATTATAAATTATTTACCAAATACATTGAATTATGAACTTCAAAATTACGAAAAACGATTAAACCGTAATACTTATTTAACACATGAACAACAGGTATTTATGCAAATATTTCTCCAGAAGAATTCATATTTTTATTTACCAAATAACAACTGTTTTTATGAATATAATGGGATAAATTACACCGCCGTAAAAGAGGATGATATTATTCATAAGCTTCTCTCTGGTATTTCAAAAGATAGAGTATTGTTACAATGGAAATATAAAACCAAAATTAATATTATAAAACAAATCAAAGAGAGAAACCTGTTTGATTCTATTCCCGAGTCAGAAACTATCCAGAACGTTTTAAATGTATTGTACCCTTCTATTTTTTATTCGAAAAATCATGCAAAATACTTCCTAACTATTATTGGTGATAATATCTTCAAAAAAAACTTGTCATTGATTTTTTTAGTTAATCCACAAATGAAAAAAATATTGAACGACTTGGATTGCATTGCAAGCTCCGTTATTGGCATAAACAATACCACTCATAATTTTATGACAAAATATCATGAAAACCATTTATATGATAAATGTCGTTTAATTACTATCAATGACAATTTTTCGTATGAATTATGGATAGACATTCTAAAGAAAATTGGCCTAGATTTATTGTGTGTGAGCGCTCATTATTCTAAACGGTATGAAAACTCTGACAATTTTATTGAATATACCTCGGATGAAGAGTTGAAATATTATACTACTTATATTAAAAATAAAACTCAGAGAGAAATAGTAGATGAATTTTGTATTAAATACATAGCCGAAACAAAGGCGGATTTCAAACTTGATTGGAAAAGTTTACATTTTGTTTGGAAACAATTTTTGTCAGATTGTCATTATCCAAATATGATATATTCCAATGCTCTCAAAAATTTAATTAAAGAGAAATTTGAATACGATGAAGAATCCGAGTCATTTTTTGGAATAACTAGCAAATTTATACCAATTCAAAGGGACTTTATAAAGTTTTGGGAAACAACCATTACTCTCGTTACAATGGAGCAATCGGACCAGTTTGAAAATGAAATAGAAATCGACGAGTTATGTTCATTATTTAAAATTTGGACAAAGCAAACAAATGAACCACTTATGACGAATGGCAACATTAGTGAAGAGAATGTGTTGAAAATTTTGAAACATTTTTTTACTACTGTTGAAATTATTGAACAAAAATATATACTAAATATCTCATGTAGTTTATGGGACAAACCAAAACGTATAGACAATTCTTTTTGTTACACCAAGGAAGAGTTAAAAAAAGATTACAAACTAGAACTTATTTCTTTTGATAACGTTTATAATTATTATTATAAATACTGTAAATTACAACCAGGTAAGCTTATCGTTAGTAAAAGGTATTTTGAAAAATACTTGTATTATAAAGTTTCTGATTATATTGTGTATGACAAATTTATTGAAACCAATTGGATTTTGAATAGTTAATTATTATATTATATTATTAAATGTAATAATTATTTAAACCTGTATTTAACCGGAATTTCCTGCTACAAATTGCAAGTCTACTCCAGACGTTCCCGAACCTTTACCATTATACGAATGAGGACTTAAAGCATACATACCACCTCGCATTTTTCGTGTGCCTTTGTAACCTCTGCGTCCACCTTTTGTTGGTCCGCTAGAGTTACCACTCATCTTACTTGCAGCAGCCATCTTCATCATATTACTACTTGAGCCGCTTGAGCCACTTGAGCCACTTGAGCCACTATTGGAACCAGGAGCACCACCGCGCTTACCCCCTGTTTTACCACTGCTGCTCATTTTACTGGCTACTGCCATTTTTGCCATGTTGTTGCTTCCGCTCGATGAACCAGAAGACGAGCTGTTACCACTCATAGGCCCTGCTCCACCTTTTTTACTGCCCATTCCAGAACTAGAGCCAGAATCATTGCTGCTCATTTTACTAGCTACTGCCATTTTTGCCATATTGTTGTTGCCGCTTGATGAACCGGAAGATGAGTTGTTACCATTCATAGGTCCTGCTCCACCTTTTTTACTGCCCATGCCAGAACCTGAGCCAGTTCCATTACTATTATTCATCGCTTGACTTGCTACGACTGCCTTCATCGCACTGGAATTTGAACCTGAACTACTAGAGTTGGAACTTGAACCCATAGGTCCAGCACCGCCACGTTTAGATTTTCCCTTGCTGAGTTTAACAAATCCAAACGTTCCCTTTTTAGTACCATAACCAGCTCTTACCAATCGATTATCTTTTTTGGCTTGTGAATGTTTTGAACGAGACACAATACGACCATTTTTATTTTGCATAATGTGCGCTTTTGTGAGACCACCAGAAGTTTTGTAAGCTGTACCATGCCATACTTGTGCACGCGTTCCAATTAACATATCATAGCTTTTGCTATGTACTACATATTTACCATTTCCACTTCTTGTAAAACGTGTCATTATAAAACTATAGGAGAAAAGATTTTTCTTCTAAATTTAATTTTAAAATACAATACGCATCAAAATTTATTTCTCGGAGGAGAACCGCCGCCGCCAGGTTGACCCGGAGTTCGCCCCAGAAAATTTAATGTTAACTGTTGACCTAAATAAAAATTACCAAAACGTGTCGTCCCTCCGTTTATTCGACCTATAGGTTGTACTTGTTGTGAAGCACCACCTAATAACAATCGTTGGGAAGTTCTTAATTTGTTCGATATGTTTGCAAAATTTGTATTGAAACTACGGTTTATTTTATAATTAATTGGTCTTGGTTCTATAAAATGGACTATATGACGTCTATGTCTTGTTAACAAAGAACTCAAACTCATTTATATGATTATATGATTATAATATATGTATCTAGATTATCCAGAATAATTTTAATATTATTCTTTTGTCCTAAATAAAATAAAATTGAAAATAATTTAAATAAAACAATGCAAACTATATCAATTACAATGAACGCCAACGAACTTATCCTCGCCAATAAATATCAACAAAAAACCGACAAACAACATATTCTGGATAATCCGGATACATATATTGGTTCTGTCGAAGAGGTTGATTCTTATTTATGGATTTTAAATGACGCTGGAGATAAAATTATTGAAAAAAATATAAAATATGTACCAGGACTTTTCAAGCTGTTTGACGAAGGTATTGTAAATTGTCGCGACCACGTGGTTCGAATGGCGCAAGCTGTTGCCAACAGTCAAGACAATGCCATTCCCGTAAACAACATTGACATTACCATTGACGACGATGGAACTATTACTATGATGAATGATGGTAATGGTATCGACGTCGCAGAGCATCCTGAACATAAAATGTGGATTCCTGAAATGATATTTGGTCATCTCAGAACTTCCACCAATTATGATAAAACCGAAAAGAAAATTGTTGGTGGCAAAAATGGGTTTGGGTTCAAGCTAGTGCTTATTTGGTCGACATATGGTTCTGTCGAAACAGTTGACCATATACGTGGATTAAAATATAAGCAAGAGTTTAAAAATAACTTGGATGAAATATGCAAGCCGTCTATTACCAAATGCAAAACCAAACCCTATACTAAAATCGTGTTTAAACCTGATTATAGTCGGCTTGGTATTACTGGATTAACACCTGATATGATTGCATTGTTGAAGAAACGCGTGTTCGATGTTGCCGCCATCACGGACAAGTCGCTAAAAGTAAAATATAATTCAGGCATGATTCCTATTAAAAATTTCCAGCAATACATTGACATGTATATTGGCGATAAATCAGTGAGTCCAAGAGTTTATGAAGATAGTGGTGACCGTTGGGAATATGCCGTTGCACTGACTCCTTCCAATGAATTTATTCAAGTGTCGTTTGTGAATGGAATTCATACTGCAAAGGGCGGTAAACATGTAGAATACATTTTAAATCAGCTTACACGAAAACTGGTAGAATACATTGAAAAAAAGAAAAAGGTAAAGGTAAACCCTAATAGCATCAAAGAGCAGCTGGTCCTATTTATAAGATGTGACGTAGAAAACCCCGCTTTTGACAGCCAGACAAAAGATTATATGAATACACCTTCGTCGAAATTTGGCTCCAAGTGCGATGTATCAGATAAATTTGTAGAAAAGGTTGCAAAAATGGGCGTCATGGATGCGGCCTGTGCATTGACCGAAGTTAAAGAAAATAAGGCCGCAAAAAAGACCGACGGTACAAAAAGCAAAAGTGTTAGGGGTATTCCTAAATTGACTGATGCTAATTGGGCTGGAACAGATAAATCGAAAGAGTGTATGGTCATCTTTTGTGAAGGTGATTCAGCCAAAGCCGGTATTATTTCTGGGTTGTCTTCCGATGACAGAAATATTATTGGTGTGTATCCAATGAAAGGCAAAATGCTGAACGTGAGAGGAGAAAATGTGAAGAAGATTTCTGAAAATAAAGAAATTGCAGAAATCAAAAAAATACTTGGACTTGAATCCGGCAAAGTTTATACTTCCATCGAGGACGTCTATAAAAATTTGCGTTATGGGAAAGTCTTATTTATGACTGACCAAGACTTGGATGGTAGTCATATCAAGGGATTAGGTATTAACTTGTTTCAATCTGAGTGGGCTTCATTGACTGAAATACCTGGATTTATTGGTTTCATGAACACACCCATTTTGAAGGCATCTAAGGGTGCACATGAATTGGAGTTTTATAATGATGGCGAATATGAAGAATGGAAAGAAGATAATGATACAAAAGGGTGGAAAATTAAATATTACAAAGGATTAGGTACTAGCACTGGTAAGGAATTTCGCGAATATTTTGCGAAAAAGAAGATTGTCGGGTTTGAACATAACGGGAAAAATAGTATTGATGCCATTGATATGGTTTTCAATAAAAAAAGAGCAGACGATAGAAAGGAATGGTTGGGTGATTATGAGCGCGACGCTTATCTTGACACGGCAAAAACAAGCGTGTCATACGAAGAATTCATAAACAAGGAATTAATTCACTTCTCGAAATACGATTGCGACCGTAGCATTCCTAACTTGATGGATGGTCTTAAAATTAGTTTGCGGAAAATATTATATTCAGCGTTCAAAAAAAATCTAACCAGCGAAATCAAGGTGGCACAATTCAGTGGATATGTTTCTGAGCATTCCGGTTACCATCATGGTGAAGCCAGTTTAAATGGCGCAATTGTTGGCATGGCTCAAAATTATGTTGGTTCAAATAATATCAACTTGCTTATGCCAAATGGTCAGTTTGGCACAAGATTGCAAGGCGGCAAAGACAGTGCATCTGAAAGATATATATTTACCATGTTGAATAAAATTACACGAACCATTTATCCTGCATCAGATGACCATATTTTGGAATATTTGGATGATGATGGATTAATTGTTGAGCCGTTGTTCTATGCTCCTATTATTCCGATGGTTCTGGTAAATGGCTCAAAAGGCATTGGTACGGGATTCAGTACAGATATAATGTGCTACAACCCTTTGGAAATTATTGCTTATATTAGAGAAAAGCTGGCAGGCATAACAAACGAACAAAAACATGGATTCATTCCCTATTACGAAGGTTTCAAGGGCACTATTACAAAAATCGATGATGCAAAATTATTGATTAAAGGCAGATACGAAAAAATGAGCGCGGACAAAATCAGGGTAACTGAATTACCCGTTGGATATTGGACAGAAGATTTCAAGGAGTTGTTGGAGAAATTGATTGAACCAGAAGTTGGTAAAGATGGGAAAAAAAGTGTTCCGCTTATTAAAGATTATGACGATATGAGTAAGGACACCAACGTGGATTTTACTATTATATTTGCAAAGGGGAAACTTGAAGCACTTGAATTATCAAAGGGCGACTACGGGTGCAATGGTCTTGAAAAGTTGCTAAAATTGTATACAACAAACACCAATACAAATATGCACTTGTTTAATGCGAATGATAAATTACATAAGTACGAAACAATTGAAGATATTATTAACGACTATTACATAACGCGTCTAAAAATGTATCAGACTAGAAAAGATTATATGATAAGCGCTTTAAAAAAGGAACTACTATTGCTTAGCAATAAGGCTAAATACATTATGGAAATCTTGAATGACACGATTGATTTGAGAAAGAAGAAGAAGGAAACTATATTCAAGCTATTGGCGGACAAAGGTTATGCTGTTATTGAAGATGATGTAGAATATAAATATCTGGTAAAAATGCCTATGGACAGTGTGACGGAGGAAAATGTGGATAAATTGAACAGAGAACATTCTACTAAAAAAATGGAACTAGACATTGTGACCAGTACAACTGTTAATCAAATGTGGACCAATGAACTTGATAAATTATCTCAAGAATATTTAGAATATAAGGAAGAGAGAGAAAGATTGATGAGCGGAATAGATATCAAGAGTAAGAAGAAGGTTGTATCAAAAGGAGTGGTTACTAAAAAAAATGTAAAGAACATAGTAGTCATTGAAGAATAAATATTTAATCAAGTTAAATCATTTAATCGTTTAAATTATTAATTAATATTTCATCTATTTTGTTTTCATCGTACTCTTGTTCACATCCAATAAATGTAAATATTTTTTTCATGTTTTCTTTGTCAAACATTTTTTCAAAACTGGTCAAATAGCAATATGATTTATTTTCATTATAAAACGCGGTCAATTCCGAAGTCATGTTTGTTATAGTATCAATTGCAGTGTCGTCATCTTTATGCCACCCGCTATTTGATTGTGCAATTATGTTCTCTCTTATTTGAATTATAACCTTTGTTTGTGGAAACAACTCTTTGAATTCTGTTATATATTTCGTGTCACCATCATAATATCTAATTTCTTTAAACCCCCATAATTTTGTGGCGCGGTCCTTTTTAAATAATTCGACAATCATCATTTTTATCATTAGAGCGATTTGTTTAAATTCGTAAGAATTGTACCATGCAGGTTTAATATTTGTTACAACGATTTCTTCGTAACTTGTAGGAGTTAAATGCCCTGGAACATAATCATATGTAGTGGTTTTGATTCTTTTATAAAATTCTAATAGGCTGTTTACAGCACCAAAATTTTCCCCACATATATTGCTATTTGGTATGGTATTTAGAATTCTTTGCATGGTGGTAGACCCTGAACGTCCTGTTGCGCATATTAAGACAATTTTGTCCATTTACAAGTTATAATTTATAAGTTATAAGGTTTAAATTATTGTAACGAAATATAAAGTTCTGTACATTTAGAACCATGATTTTAAAAATAATTGTCTGTCGGTATTGTCGGCCATTACTGGGTGAGCAATAGGGACAACCAGGGTACTCGCATCGTTTATGTATTTCATATATCCCTGCGCCTCACCGTACACCTGCTGAACACAATAATTTAATACAATCTGATTTAATTCTGTAACTTGTTCAGAAATATTATTTACTTGATTTGCTGCGTATTGCAAATAAACACTGCGCATAATTATTTTTAGTGAATCACAGTCTTGTGGTCCTATTGTATATTGACCATTTGATTTTTTATAAACACCTGCTCTAATGCCATTTTGTAACATCTGAATGTTTTGTTGAGAGAAAAATGCCGTTGATAACGTTGTGTCGTTCCATAATCCTTCAGTAGGATTCCTAAATGTGACACATTGATTAGCAGGTATTTTATCATACATTTTGAATAAATCCGAAGTATTAGGGGTTTTGATATCCACACGTCCATTATTCATTTTATTCATTTATATTAACTTATAGAAAAAATTATATATATTTATTTTATATACAATGGGATTAGGTGGATTTCAGAAAATAGTCTTATTTGTTGCTATAATAATTTTGATTATTACTTTAGTAGTAATTGGTATTGCTTTGGCATCGTCTAAAAATAATAAAGCATGGCCACCTAATGTGGCGGCTTGTCCTGATTGGTGGATTAGTGACGGTTCTGGAAATCATTCAAAATGTATTAACAAGAAAGATTTAGGCACTTGCTCTGCAGAATCTGGACAACCTCATCAGATAATGAATTTCAATGACCCTATTTTTACTGGTTCAAATGAGTTATGTGCAAAATATACTTGGGCAGCCAAGTGTAAAGTTGCATGGGATGGTATAAATTATGGTGTAGATAATCCGTGCACATCTACGTCGTCATCGTCATCAGGTGGAGGGAGATGTTCTTCATAATCAAACTACATGTTAACAATACGTTATTAAAGATATTTCATATATATATATATTATTAATAAATATATATGAGATTTAGAGGTGATATTTGCGAAAATACATTTAATTTACCAGACGATGTTATACGATACATTTTAGAATTTATTCCGCTTAAAACGTTGGTTTTCACAAACAAGACAAATTATCATTTATATCATTCACTTATAAGAAAATCTATTTTAAATTATGAAAATTATATTCGCGATACCATTCGTCGTGACAATTCATTTGTGTTTTGTAAAATTATTGCGGAGAATTATACTAAGTGGATTAGTATTAAAAAATATGCCTACAAAAATACAATTTATGCAAATTATATGTATTTTGTACTTGATTATTGCACCGAAAATATATCAACACGATGTAGGGATGACATCATAGCATTTCTCAAAGAACATGGTTTGTGTCAAAATCGACATAAAAAGAATATTTATAAACATATAAGATGGAAGAATTAAATATTAACAATATTTTAAATAGAGAAGAAAAGGCTTCTTTTATTAAAAGTATTTTATTGTCATTTGACGATAATAAAGAAAATAAGCTTTTTAAACATGGTATTTATGTGTACGGTAAACCAGGCACTGGTAAAACGTGGTTTGTTGCGAATATATTAAAAGAGTTAAATTATGATATAATTAAATATGATGCTGGGGATATAAGGAACACATCGGTAATTGAAGACATTACCAAACATAACATGTCAGACAGAAATGTTCTAAGTCTTTTTAATAAAAAAACACGCAAAATAGCCATCGTCATGGATGAGATTGATGGCATGAATAGCGGAGACAAAGGCGGTATTAATACACTTATTAAACTTATCAGGCCTAAAAAAACAAAAAAACAAAAAACGGAAGAAATCTCTGTTAATCCCATCATTTGCATAGGCAATTATCGCGTTGACAAAAAAATTAAAGAGCTTATGAAAGTATGTAATACAGTGGAATTGTTAACACCTACAAATGCACAAATGTCTACCATCATCAAGTCTATTATGATTTTAAACGATGAAATTACGGATAAGATGATTCATTACGTTCAAGGCGATTTAAGAAAATTAAACAGTATTTATTATATTTACAAAACAAATCCTAATATATTTAATGATAACATTATCGACAAAATATTTCAAACAAAGTCTTTCAATGATGATACCAAAAAAATTACGAATAGTCTAATTAACAACAAATACAATATTAGTGAACATATTAATATTATGAATGAAACCGACAGGACTAGTGTTGGGCTTTTATGGCACGAAAATATAATTGACATGATTGATAAAATGGATAAAAAGACAGCTATTCCATTTTACATAAATCAACTTGACAATATTTGTTTTGCCGATTATATAGATAGAATCACGTTTCAAAATCAAATATGGCAATTTAACGAAATGAGTTCTCTTATCAAAACTTTTAAAAATAACAAAATGTATCATGAAAGTTTGGATAAAAAACAAAAAAATACGTGTTCCGAAATCCGATTCACAAAAGTATTGACCAAATATTCGACGGAGTATAATAATTCGCTGTTTATTCAAAAGTTGTGCCAAAAACTCGGAATGGATAAAAAAGACTTGTATGGATTTTTCCACCATTTAAAGGGACAACCGGACGACGATAATGCATTACAGAGTCTGTTTGAAAATTACGAAATCACCAAATTGGACATTAATCGAATATATCGATACATTGAAAAATATATCAAAGAAAACGCACAAGGAATCGTGGACAAAGAGGTCGACATTGACGTAGATGAAGAAGAGTCTGACGACATTTAAACCTAATCTATAAATTTTTATTATATTTAATGTAAAAATAATACATTAAATATATATACAACCCCACTAAATATTGTTCAAATACATAGTATTCTTTTCAGTCCACTTCTTTTCAATATCAATCCACCTTTTATCAATATTCTCGTCGACCGACATTTTCATATGTGACAAATAATGCGAAGGAGACGCAAAAAACAGTGTGTTTGACCCGTTCTTGCTTCTGCACTCTCCTGTTGCTAGTGATACCTTAAAAAATCCGTCTTCGTGTTTCGAGCCAACAAAACGATTATAAAAATGCCCTGTCTCAGCATCTCTAATTTGTGTTCCTATTCCGCCTGATGTATACAACGCGATTTTGGATTGTTTTGTTCTGCCGTCTGCGCGCACAGTTTTTCTATATACTGCAGTATATCCTTTGTCATGCAAATTCAACATGCGCTGAACATCATTGTCACCTGTATCAAATTCGTTTTCTTCCGTTGGGCTAAATCTGTCGTGGTAATCCATTTGTTTACTATATTGGTTATACACTGTATGTGTTTAAGTGTATTTTATAAATTATATTTACACAGCAGATGAAGAAGACGAAGCAGACGAAGAAGACGAAGCAGATGATGAAGAAGACGAAGCTGCTAGTTTCCATTTTACCTTCTCTGCAATTCTTTCTGAAACTAGCTGTTTAATTTTGTTTTCCAAATAGTTCACTTTATCATTCAAACACCCGTTTTCTAGCGTTAGTTCTTGAATTAGCACGGTCAGGTCGTTTATTTGTTTTTGTTGCATATCATTTGATTGTGTCATCATGCGCCTTTGTTCAAATTGCTTTTTATTTTCTTCCCGCATCATAGTTTCTCTCTGAATCTTAATTTCCTCTAGTTGTTTCAAAACATCTGGTTTATTTTCTGGTCTACCTGGTTCATAATTATTTAACAAATCATCAATGTCCTTCAAAAAAAACATGAGTAAATCTCGTTCTCTTATAAAATCTCCAGGAATTAGTTTGGTTTCATTAATATACGGATTATTAGCCCCTTGATTCAGTAATTGTTTTTTGTCGAACGAATTATGATTATGTGAAAACACCAAAATAGATTTTCTAGACTCTAATTGCACAAATGGAATAGTGTAATTTTTCAAAAAATGTTTTTCTTCTGCTAAACATGCCGACTCATCAAATTTTGTTTGTTCTAATAATTCTTTTCTAAATGCAAATGTCGCTGCGGTGGCATGATTAGGTCCATAAGGTCCAAACTTGTACATCTTACTAAGATGTTTAAAATATATGTACATTTCACTTGACCCTGCACACAAAGCAGACGGATTTTTTTGCAACGTTTCCACTGCGTGACTTATGCGGTCAGACGGATAATAATCATCGTCGTCCATATAAACAATTATATCGCCTGACGACTTTTCGTGAGAAACATTGCGTTTTTTCCCCAACGTTAGTTTCTTATCATATTTGAAATATTTTACACAGGGAATATGCGCAACTAGGTCCTCAATTTTATCCGTCCCATCGTCTATAATAATCCATTCTATTCTATCTTTTGGATATGTTTGATTTTCAAAACATTTTATCATAAATGGTATAAATGGACGTCGATTAAACGTTGGTGTACATACACTTACAAACGGGAATTGTATACTGTCTTTCTCTTTCTTTTTGTCCTTTTTTCCCATAAATTAAATTGTAATTATTTTTTATATTATAATTTAATCAAGATATATCTTTTATTTCTGGTTGATTGAGCTTATTGCCCAATTTTTTTAATTCGTTTGTCAAGTGTTTACCACCTTTTTGCGGATAAAATAACCAATGGATTAACGGAAACCAGTGAGTTTTTGACGCAGCAGCAGCCTTTGGCATTTTAACACTGCACGTTTTTTTTGCTTGATTGTCGCTTACTAATGCAGACAGGTCTTCCGGTTTAATAGATTTAAATATATTGACAGAAACTATTCCCCAAATAATAAGACAGAGAGAAATAATGGAGACTATTCCTGCTAGAGGACCTAAATGGACAAAAGCGCTTAATACTATGCATGCGCTAGACGTCGCCAATATCGTAACCTTGTAAAACTTGAACATATCTTTAACAACTGTGAACACGCTTGCAGGTTTTTTATTCATTTCCGATTTGAATAATGTACACGTTAAACAACACCATACAACCGTCATGAATGGCAATACTGGCAAACAAATCAATAAAACAAAAAATAATATTATAAATAAAATCACAAGCAATATAGAGAGAAAATAATAAAACGGAGAAGTAAGAGTTACATCTGTCCATTCGGGAGGCTGCGTGTCGCTAGCATTGCTGTTTGTCTTGAAAAACCATCTCATTTGAATGAACCACAAATATATCAAATAAAAATTATCAAATAATAATAACAAAAGTCCCATTATTATTGCCATGATTGGACCAAATAAAACAATAATTGCCTCAGGCAATACGTTCATTAAAGCAAGAGTTTGATTTATAGCCCAATAATTAATTCCAACCAGTGCCTCGACAATTGAAATAAAATAAGATATTAGAAAACTAGCTTGAGGTTCTGTTTGATAATCTCTAAATAAATCTATTATCATGTTCCTTGAATTAGCTTTATCATAGGGAAAACGTAGTTTAGCCGACATGGGTGGATTCGTAAACGTTGTAAAAATATTGGATGCGATTGCCTCTATTTCCGGCTTTGTATCCGAATACGGAAAGCATTTCATATCTGATGGCAATATATTTGATTGACCTAATTTACAAGCGTACAACACAACTCCTCCTAAGGAAAAATAAAATACAACCATCGAAACTAAGATTATTGTGGTTACAGCAAATTTGACAATTTCAGTCGCTTTATCTTTGATAGAAGAACCATTATTATTATTTTTTTTGTCATCAATATTTTGAGTATCCGACATTGCTTAGTTATAATAAAATAATATAAAATTATTTAGAATAAATGATTAACTATTCATTTATAAATGTTTAGATTTCTAAATGAAATTTATAATTACACATGCAAATATTAGACTCTTTTGCACTTATAAATAATAATAATAATATTTATAAATATTATATGAATTCCGCGGACTCGACGTCATCGACGTTGTCAAGAAGGATATCGCAAAGACAATATTATATCATGTTTTTAGTAATATTATTTTGTTTGTTGTCATTAATGTCTTGAGCTTCTGACATTGCTTATTTATTATAAAATTATTTAGAATAAATGATTAACTATTCATTTATAAATGTTTAGATTTCTAAATGAACTTTATAATTACACATGCACAATATAACACTTTCTTATTAGATAAAATAATAATATATATAAATATTATATGCATATATCAAAAAAACAATATTCCATTATATTTTTAGCATTATTAAGCTTTCTACTTTTGTTTTTTATATTTAATTGGATGGACTATTTGGTTAAAAATCAATACGTTGTTGAAAATTTTGAACAAAATTCATCGAATAGTAACAGTAATGAAACCGTATGCGTTCCAAAAAATCTTATCAAACAAGAAGGACCTAATTATGTAATGCAGTCTTCATTGACTAGCCACACTGTAAACATGCCACTCACAACTAAAACGAGTTGCAATAATTTTTGCGGTCCACCTGCAAAATGTTCCATAACAGGTGACCAATGCACATCGGATGTGGACTGTCCAGGTTGTCTACCTTATGAACCAAGTACAATTGTACAAACTAAAAATATCCCAGGACAAAATGATGCCGGCAAATTAACGTTTAACAACGCTCCAAGGTATTCATCATTGACAACAGATATTGGTACACAAGCTAGATTAATAACTGATAACAAATTCTCGCGGCCGGCGATGGCCGATTTTGGTGAAAATACATGGCGTTCTTATTTTGACGAAGATGAAAACCAATTTAACAGTGCATTTAAAACGAAACCGTTAACAAACATGCCTAATTATAAAAATAGATATAGTTTGTCCGGTGAATTTATAGATGAAGGACCACTCGCATCAAATGCATATTTATCGTAATGTAACAAACGTAATAACTACGTTTTATCTATAATAACTTCTTTAGCTATTTTTCTAATGATTTTATTTTCCTTTTCTGCGTCGTTATCTCCATTGCCACCCATAGATTCTATAATAAGTTTATTATATTGGTCTGACTTTCTTGAATCGCTATATATACAATCAGGATATTTTGCCTTAAATTCCGGTAATAGTTTGGTATTTTTATGAGCTATGTACTTGATTGCCTTTCGTAATTTTAATTTATCGTCGTCATCTTTTTCCCATTTGTCTTCGTCTTTTATATACATTATTTCTCTCTTTGAGTCACTACAGTGAACTGGGCGCTTATTCACGTCCAGTGCCTTCAAGTTTTTAACTATTATATTAGATATACCATCTATAAATCCTTGTTTTCCTACATTTTCCAAATCTGACAGCTGGATTTTCAGCGAATCTACAAAATCCATTATATTCATTGCGTCTTTACATTCTTCGTTCAAAAACACATTCAGGTTAAATGTTTTATTATATGAATTATTGTTTATCATGGTGTTGTTAGTACCATTTTTACATATTTCAAACAATTGCTTGGTAAGCTCTTGATTTTGTTTTTGTGTTTCATTATGTTGACTCATTAATTCTTTGTTTTGTTTCACTACTTCCAATACCAGGGTTGACAGTAATTTAACATCTTCTTCGTTATCTAATTCAACGTGCATTTCTACATGTTTTACGTCGCCATTTGCACCACATTTATTTTTATGCTTCCACAGACCAGCATTTGTACAAAAAATCTTATTGCACTCGCAAACAAAGGTGGGGTTTTTAGACATTTCCATTTTATTTCCAACATTTCCAAATGTGTTTTTTTGATGTTTTGCTGTCAACACATGTCGTTCGAAATCTTTCTTGTTGCCTGTATGGAAGTCACAAGTTGAACAAATATATTTTTTAGGGTTTTTTGGGTTTTTTTTCATTTCCATTTCTCCCTTAATATAGGAAATAGAAAAAAACCCTTAAATCACTTTTTTTGCAAATAAGTTTCCAAAAATAAAATTTACAGTCACAAAAATAAACTTTTATAAAAAGTCGTCTTACCTTAAAAAACTTTATGGTCTCACAAATTATTTTTTTCCAAGATGTTTTTCCATTTTGTAAAAATGGACAAAAATAAATGTCCAAAAATCAAAATCCGAAAAAAGTCTTGGAAAAAAAATTAAATAATTCAAGATTTTCTTTAAGCCCTTCTTTATAATATATTAAGTTGCATACATAAGGCCGGCATTTCCACCAACAAATGTTACCATGTTGACCCTTTCTTCGAAAACATATAAATCAAAGTTGTAATCATATACGCGCCAAGTGGGTTTGTTTATGCCGATAATTTCCCCAGAATTTTCATCACAAATAGTCAACACTTGCGCATAAGGGTCCAATGGGGGTGAAACGGTCGTAAATGCAAACTCTACATTTGTAAATCTGCTCATATTCATCGCACCAGACGGCTGTAATGAATACGGTGAAGTGTCTAGACAAAAATTGTAACAATATACACCATCGGGAGCTGACCCACCAGTTCTGGCATATTTTTCAACGTAATTAAAAACACCTGCGGGCAATACATTTTCTCTATATTCTCCGTCCAACACGATTCCTAGCGCAACCAATATTTGTTTCAAGTTTTGCGGATTATACACACCACTTATCATCAATCCTGATAATGTTCCATCTGAATTAACTCCTGGACCAATAGTTGATGATACTAGTGAGTCAGTGTTAGGATTAGGATTTGGATAATCTCCTGCTGTAGAAGCAGGATACGCAGGGCTAGGCAGATAATTATAAGGCCAATTTGTATAATTTGACCATTCATTTCTTAAATTTGCGTCACTTCTTCGGAAGAAAAACAACCATGCTGACACCATACCAAGCGAATCTAATTGTACTCTGTTTTGACCTGTGACATTATAGAAGATTTTTTCATATACTTGTCTTATCAAATATTTTTGTTCATTTTTCGCAAACAAGGCCGATTCATCGTTTGAGAGAAAACAATACGTGCAATTTAGATTAATGTCTGCATACCATACACCTCTAGTGTCTATGTATGAATTTGGACCTAACGTGACGTCTGGCGGCGTTTGCAAAAAACGATGCATTTGCATATAATTCAGGTTAAAGTTTGGAGCTACATAGGGAAAATTATTTGTGTAATCAAATACATCGCGTATCCTAAACAACTGATTTATCGGTCTTATAGTGATTGTTATTTGAAGTTCATTGTATTGTAACGAAACTAACGGGAATGCTTGCTGACTTTTAAGACCAAACCATGCAGATAAAGGTATATATAATATTCTCCCCCCTATAGATGGCTGAGCGCCCGCAGGACTATCCGTGAAATAAGCGTTTGGATATGAATTAACGTATGAGCCTGAATTTGCAGGGTCGTTTAATTCAGGCACATTTCCAGTCATCTCGTTAAAAAGGTTTAATTTCTCTGCAGAAAAGTCGCGCTGAACGGATGATAATAAGTATTGACCAGAATATTCTTGTAATTTTTGATTGCCACATGTTATAGAAATTTTGCTAATCATTTGCGCACCAATGTTGTCTATCCATTTAAATTCATACGGCGCCCAGTCGGTGTATGTTGTTGTTCCATCTGAATTAGTTACTGTTTGAGGAGGCAAAATAGGACTCCATATTGAGGGTAATGTAAACGATAAATAACAATCCATCAATAAGTCTGCATATCTTTTTACTTTAAAAGTATATGTAGATTCGGATGTTAAATTTAATGTGGGAGTTCCTTCATAATCTAATCTGAAGTTTTGCTTTCCAAAATTGGTGTATTTTGCATAGGTTGATTTCCAAAAAGTTTTACTTGGATTTCCATTTAAAATAATATTTTGTTGTCCTTGGCTGACTAAGTTCATAAGACCACCTGCCATATTTATTATATACTAATAAATATTATTTAATTGTTTTGATTTTAAAACAATATTACAATTAAAAAATACTATAATAATATATTAGACAATGCCAACTGATTCAACTAATACTTTAAGCGCTATTTCAAATATGAAAGAGGACTTTGTGTCTTATATTATCTTGGGCATTATTATTCTTGTATTAATCATTCTGATTATATATCTTGTTTATATTCATAAACTTGAAAATTCGGAATGTAGTTATATGAATAATTTATACTCGGCAGTAGACGGACATATTCGGTCGATTGACCCTAACGATCCGGATTGCTCAGGCAATTTATATGATTATTATATTAAAACGGCATACAATGCGTGCTCTGGAGGTGGATATAAAAACGATTTCGTGAATATATGTAATTTGAAAAGTGTGCTTAAAGAAGGCGTGAGAGGATTAGATTTTGAAGTTTACTCAATTGATAATAACCCAGTTGTAGCAACAAGCACATCTGATAGTTACTATGTAAAAGAAACATTTAATTCTGTAAATTTTTCAGACGTGATGAGCACAATTGCTAATTATGCTTTTACAAGTGGAACTGCACCGAATTATTCTGACCCGATTATTATACATTTGAGGATTAAAAGTAACAATCAAACCATGTACACTAATTTGGCAAGTATATTTCAATCGTATGAAGATATAATGCTCGGGAAAGAGTATAGTTTTGAATCAAATGGTACAAATTTGGGCGGATTCCCATTAGTGAATTTTATGAATAAAATCGTAGTGATAGTTGATAAGATTAATAATGCATATTTAGACAATCCTGAATTTTTGGAGTATGTCAATTTAACGAGTAATTCTATTTTTATGCGTGCATTCAATTATTATGATGTAAAAAATAATCCGGATATAAATGAATTGACCGAATTTAATAAAAGAGGAATGACCATTGTATTCCCTGATTCTGGTGTAAATCCAGTAAATCCTAGTGGAATGTTATGTAGAGAATCTGGATGTCAGATGGTTGCAATGCGGTATCAATATGTAGACAATTATTTAGAAGAAAATGCATTAGTGTTTGATAGATGTGGATATGCATTTTGTTTAAAGCCACAGAGATTAAGATATGTACCAGTAACTATACCAGACCCTGTGCCTCAGAAGCCAGAATATTCTTATGCTACACGCAGTTCATCCACAGACTATTATAGTTTTAGCTTTTAAACACCTTTTTACATATCTAAAGCAAAACATTTGCGTATATGAATATAATCGCCCAAACGTTTGTTTTTGCAAGTATGTAAAAAATAAAGTGGGAAATTCTCATGATATACGCCTGGAAGCAAAAGTAAATGAGGATAATATAAAAAGGACATGTCTTCGCGTGGTTTATAATTAACTATTTTATTCCATTCATGACGTATATTGTCCTGAATATACAAAGGTTTAACATATATCCCTTCAATGCCTGTGTCCGTCGTGGACCTAGAAAAATCGACTGAACCTATAAAGGATGTTTGAATTTCAACCGTTGAGACAATGTCATTTATGGTTTTATAATAAATTCCGGTATATTCGATAATGTCGCCATTGTTAATATTTACTTTCTCGTCATTATCTTTGATAAGTACGCGATTATTGTTTGCTTCTACAATAATTTGCATTTTTATGTATTGAATTGTTGTATTATATTTATTACGATTTCATAATAAATATAAAATGTATTACTAAATTATAGACAATATGATAACAGATAGAGATTTATTACACCCCGACAATAAGAATAAATATACTATGGTGGAAATACTTGAGAACGTAGCCCATCTAAACGTCAAATTTTTATTGCATACGCAAATATTGGACGAGGATTTTTGTGTAGAGTATATTTTAGATATGCGCATGAACTCTGGTGATGAAGACTCTTATTTACTTTGCGAAGATTACATACTAGGATGTCAACCACATCTTGATGAAGCGCTGTTTTTAAAACTGCGAGATATAAAATATAAGGATTGGGTCGAGACATAAGATTCTCGAGTAAATTAAATATTCAATCGTAAAATACAACATTAAGTTAGAATTATTGCAATCAAAATACTAAAATTTAAAATGATTCATTTAACGATTAAAACTTAATAATATAATGCCAAATTAATATACCCAACAAATTATAATATGTGTGAATCTATTCCCATTGAGTGTGAATCGCGCAAAAAAAATGGGTTTAGTCGCTCAATTAAAGTTAAATTTGAATTATTTGTAGAAGTAATATTTATACCAAGATATTCAAGACAGCATTGTAGTGAATTATGGTGGACTGTGGATGACTTGTATTTAAGTGCGATTTCTGCCCAAAACGAGTTAAATGCTTTAGTTAATAAATGTCCACTGATGACAGTAGAAGAGGCCAAGCGCGTTTTGTATTGATATTAAATTTATTATAATTAATTTTTATCTAATTATAATATAATAATTATGAAATCTAAAAATATATGTAAAGAATTAAATTTTGGCGATTGTGAATTGGCAATTTTGCGCATTGCGGTAGACAAAGCGGATGAGAAAATAGCAAGAAGAACAGTAAATTCAGACGACATTTCCAAAATAATAAAAATAGTAGAAGATTTTATTAAACGTAAAAATTTAATTTGTTATGGAGGAACTGCTATAAATAATATATTGCCAGAATCAGAACAATTTTATAATAAAGACGTAGAAATTCCAGATTATGATTTTTTCACACCTAATGCATTAAATGATGCAAAAGAGCTAGCCAATGTCTATTATAAAATGGGATTCACCGATGTAGAAGCCAAATCGGGACAACACGCTGGAACTTATAAAGTATTTGTGAATTATATTCCCGTTGCAGACATAACGTATTTGCCAAAAGAAATATTTAATTCATTAAAAAAAGAAGCTGTAAGAGTAGGAGGTATATTATATGCACCACCTAATTTTTTGCGAATGTCCATGTATTTAGAGTTGTCTAGACCAGCGGGAGACATTAGTAGATGGGAAAAGGTATTAAAACGACTTACGATATTAAACAAAAATTATCCATTAGATGCTAAATGCAATAATGTCGATTTTCAACGGAAAATGGAAAATAAGAAAAACGAAGATGAGATATACACAAATGTTAAAAATACGCTTGTAAATCAAGGAGTTGTTTTTTTTGGCGGCTATGCTATATCTCTTTATTCACAGTACATGCCAGGACATTTAAAAAAAAAAGTAGAAAAGTTTGCGGATTTTGATGTGTTATCTAACGACCCTGAGACAACGACCGAAATCGTAAAAGAGCGGCTAAAAGACATTGGTGTAAACAATGTTAAAATAATTAAAAGAGAACCTGCTGGCGATATAGTCCCACTTCATTATGAAATTAAGATAGGGACAGACACTATCGGGTTTGTTTATAAGCCTGTTGCGTGTCATAGTTATAATGTATTAAACATTCATGGTCAAAAGGTGAAAATTGCTACAATTGATACTATGTTGAGTTTTTATTTGGCGTTTCTTTATGCGGATAGGCCTTACTATAAGGAATTTTCAGACCGCATATTATGTATGTCAAAATTCTTATTTGAAATTCAACAAAAAAATAGATTAGAACAAAAAGGATTATTAAAACGGTTTAGTATTATTTGTTATGGACATCAAGAATCTGTGGCAGAAATACGAGCACACAAGGCTGAAAAATATAAAGAATTAAAAAATAAACGGAACACCAAAGAATTTGACGAGTGGTTTTTAAATTACAAACCGGATGTTTCAGATAAGACAAGCGAATCTAAAGAAAAAAAGGATAAGACGAATGGAACAAAGACACCCAACGAAAAAAAGTCAAAGACAAAGTCAAGAAAACCCAAAAAATCAGTAAAAAGTGGATTTTTTAACTTTTATGGAAAAAAAACAAGGAAAAATCTTAAATCCATTTACTAAGCCAAGCTAAGCAATTAAAGACAATATGTATCTAAGATGACAATGATTACTTCCTGAAAAATTTTAGTTAGTAATTTACATAAAACCCCATTTTCAATTTCACATGGTATATTTTTTTTTATATAAATTAAAAAATATGCAAAATAAATAAAAATTTTTTCACAAAGTATTTTTATATAGAACCCAATGTGGTTTGTAACCGACCAATCGTTTACATAACTACACATATGTGTGCTTGATTGTTTAATGTAAAAACTATGAATATCAAGCAACCCAGCTAAAACTCGGTGAAAATTCGTTTTTTCATTTTTTACATTTAATAAATTACCTATCTTGTCAAACCCGAACAAGTCCAAGTATAATAGTTTTTTATTTCTTTCTGTTTTGAACATATATGGACTTATGCCATCCAAATATTTATTTTCATACAAAGCAGTTCCGTCAATTAGATACGGCACAAAACACGATTTTACAATAGTGTTTACCAAGTCATCTACATTTTTGTATTTATATTTTACATGTTTAGTGTTTTTTTTGATATTATAATAAGTAATGTAAAACCTGTTTTTAACTTTTCTGCAAATGTCTAGTGGGATTTTGTCGATGAAAAGTGATTTAATATCTTTTATGACTTTCAATGTGTGTGTTTTTTTAAATTCCGTATAAACTAAATTATATAAATTTGTCATAGAGTCTAAATCATCTATAAAATACAATAACCCAGCAATTGAACCAATACTACAACCCGATATTCTTTCAATGCGAATATAATTGCGCTTTTCCATTTCTTTAAGAAAATATAGAGCACCAATCAAGTAACTCCCATTAAAAACGCCGCCGTCCAATACAATATCAAGCTTCAACGGAATTGCGGTCGTCTTCATTTCATTAGGCAAATTCTCTATTAATTTATTTACGTATTCGCTTATCATTTAATTAATATTTAATGGTATTTACTATTTATATTTGAAACGAACCAACATTATACTTTCACGTTATCTTTTATACTTTTTTGTTTAAAAGCAATCTATTTACAAACTCATTTTCTGATTTATGTGAAACGTATATATTAATTAGTTCGGCAGGGGAATAAAAGTTTTCTTTCACTTTTTTTAACTTGGTCGCACTTATTTTACTTCCGAATAAGTGCATATATACATCTGATATAACAGAATGACTAGCTTTGCTTAATTCATGCGTAATGTCAATTCTACCAGGCCTAATTAATGCGGGGTCAAGTTCGTTATAATGATTAGACGAAATAACAATAATTCGCCCAGGCGTTTCTCTAATTCCATCCCATAAATTTAAAATATCGTCTAGCGTTAATGACACGTCTTCTGGTAATACGGTAGGAATCGAAATGGCGGTTAGACCTGACAAATTATGTTGTGAATTTGTCGTCGCAAGATTAGGTATAATTTCATAACTAGATGTTTTTTTTTTATTTTTACATCGTTGTCTATCTAATATTATATCACCGATACAATCAATATCTTCAAATAATATAATTTTGTTATCGAATGTTTTGCTTCCTTTTTCATTGTTACAATTATATGTATTTTCAAAAAAAAAGGTGGACAGTTGTTTTTTGGTCTTGATGAGTTTCAATGAAATTGTGATAATGTCTCTATTCGTGTAATTAGCCAATGCCTTTACAAACGACGTTTTCCCTGTTCCTGGAGGTCCATGCAGTCCAATTCCAAGTGTATATGGTATTCCCTTATTGTCGTACCATGATTTATTATTTAAAAAATAGTCAATGTGTTCAATTATTTGGTATTTTCCGTCAAAAAACATGGTTTTAAAAGTTCTACTACTTTCTAATGGATATTCTTCCCAACAATCCAACACATTTTCGTTATCACTCCATTTTGTTTTTGATAAATTATAAATAAACTTTTTATGTAACCGATTATTTTTAATAGATGCCAAGTATTTATCTGTTAGATTATCTATGTAATTTTTTAAATAAGAAATACGATATTTGTATGAATAAATTTGTATAGTTATGGTGGTCATTTTTCCAGCCCCACGCCCTTGTTTGTTTTCACCGATATCATCATTAACCGTCGATATTTGTACGAATATATATTTGTCAATTTCAAAACTACGTGATTGCGATATTGTAAAAAAATCGTTTTTATTGCATGTTTTTTCAGTTTCATCTTGTGATATATAATTTGAGTATTCTTCTTTGATTTCATATATAGCATTGTTTTTGTCTATATTATTTATAATATAATGCAAAATTGCTCTAAATCTATTTGAATAAGCAGATGATACAATCTGTGCACCATATATTGATGACGCATGACTTTTGCAACCCTCTAATATTATTTTGTGTTTTTTGAAGAAAATAGAAAGATACCCATTCAAAACATCGTTATATTTAATTTTACTGAGGGCCCCTGTTAAAAAGTTGATTAGTAATCCAAATAATGAAATAAGTATGGTTGATAATATCGCATCTATTATAGGGTTGTTCATTTTAATTTTATCAAATATAATCATGCGCAAAGAGCTATCATAATTAGTTTTCAAAGTGTCATATAAATTATTCATTTGTAATAATGTATATCGTAAGGTGTCTTAAAATGGTTTTCTATCAACATCAAAATTTACTAAATGTTTGCGTAGATTTATTTAATATGTAAAATAAAAACCCAAATAATATGCTTTTAAAAACAAACCCATTAATGTTTAAATTCCCATCTGGAGAGAAAAGAACAGGCACATAGGTAAATAAAATTTTGCGGAAAAAGGGTAACTGGAATAAAAAATAAAGCACTGCAAGGAGAAGAGGCGTTTGAAGTTCGTTGTAAATATCATCTAATGAGTCACTTTGTTGAACGCCTCTGTTATAGTTGTCAATCATATCCGACGTTTGTTCTGAATTTCTAATATAATCTATATTTTGTTGTTGCATGGGCACATAATTTGGTTGTACGTGTGGGTCATTCATGATAGCAGTAGTGGTCATAGGTATATCTCTTGATTGTAATAATGTTGACCCAGAAGCACTAGCTTGTTGTAGCCCATTTACAAGTTGACTGATTGTTTTTTCATCTAAACTAGCATTAGGAATTTGAGGGTGAGAAGCAGCCATATTTGTTGGCTGAACAACTACATTTTCAACAGCAGTCAAAGATATATTATTGCTAATGTTTCCTCCGCCTCCTCCAATAGGGTCGGTTCGCAAATCTAAAATACTAGTAGTATCACTCATAATTATAATAAATATTCGTTCATTATAATAATTACGCAAAATGCTCTATTAAATCTGCCTGAGAGGCAAAATGAACAATTCTTTTATCTTTTGAACATTTGGTCGCTCTTGGTGTAAATTTATAACATTTGTTGTTTTGTTTGTATATTTTATCTTCAAATTGGTCTAAAGGTGGAGCATAAAATACCAAACATTCTTTTTCTTTACAAATAGTTCTAAACAGTGATGCCAATCCAAAACCTAATAAAATTGACATCATCACTTTTCCTGTTTGTGTGTGTACAAATTTGTCGAGATGCATTCCCATTATATATATTTAAATATTAATAAAAATCAATAAATAAAAATCAATAAATAAAAATCAATAAATAAAAATCAATAAATGTAAATCAATAAATGTAAATCAATAAATGTAAATCAATAATGCTTAATTTTCTATTACATTTGTATGGGGATTTGTGATATAAGAGAATCGTCGCTAGGGCATTCTACTTCGGTTTCTTCAAAAGTAAAACAATTATCTGCTTTATCTTTAAATAATATTTTATCTACATTTTCGGGAGTTGGATATACCATGATTGTTTTCATTTCTGGTCCTAATATATATATAAAAAATATACCAACTGCAAAACTGATTAAAAAAACGGGTAAAGAAACATAATTTAATATCATATAAAATTACAATATATTTTATTAATTTTATAAAATATAAATGTCATATTATATCTTGAGCGAATTTTTATCTGTATAAGCACGAACAGTCTTAAGGAAATCTTTGTATTTCTTTTCGTTTTCGTCAAGTCCAACGTCTTCATTTGGAATGCTAGGACTACTAGGAGTAGTGGTTGATTCAATAATAACGACGGGTTTAGGTTTAGGTTTAGGGTTAGGTTTAATCGGTTTAGGGTTTTTAATAGGTTTAGGTTTCCCTACACCTTTAACACCAAAATCGAAATGAACAACCTTTTCTTCACCTGTGTCGAATTCTATATCGCGAATGGTGTATTTATTTTGCATCAATTTATATTCATTAGTGTCTTCATCATACCAAACAGTGTTTTCTTTATACTTTAATTTAAGCAATTTGTCTGCAGAAGGTTTTAAACTATTTAAATATATATTTACTGCATCATTAACATATTGGGTGTTACTCGTCTCATTAAACATTTTAATAGAATCTTTTATTGAAGCAATGAATCCAAAAACGAGTTCAATTTCCTTTACGAGCAATTGATTTTTTTCTTTATTGTCAACAATTGTCATGTATTCTTCAAAATAAGATTGCAATAATGTTGTTTCGTCATTTATTCGTTCTTTCCAATAAGTAAAATTTGCCAATGCTCGTTCAGTGGGAATGTAACCGAACAAAATTTTGTTCTTATCCTGTATAACTGATTGTTTTAAATTAGCTATATCGCCTTCAAACTCTTTTAATATGTCAGGAAACAAATAATACTTTCCAAGATTAATAAATATTTTCAAATTGCACTGGTTAGCGGTTACTCCACAGATAGCTTTAAGCTCGCGTGAATCCTCATCTTTATTATATTTTATTGAAAAAATGGTTCCTCCGGGTCTTTTGCAATTAATGCATTTTGGCACTAATTTGTTAAATTCACGGCGTTTTTCATTCAAACTAAGACTAGTATTGTTCAAAATTTTTTTCTTATTTTTAATAATATCAGATTCATATTTTGATTTTAGTTTATAAAATTCATTAATAGGATTATCTGTCACATTAATTTCAGGATTGATTTCCGTCATTATATATTTATAATCTATTATTTTTTAGTAATTTTGTCTAATTTATTTTGGGATGTAAATTGCATATTTAGAAATCACTGCTCCAGTTAGGCAATCCAGTGATTAATTCTTGATGTGCTATTTTTTTGGCTTCTTGAAGATTCTTTATTTTTGACAATACGTATTGTTGTTGCTCCACATTTTTACGTTGTTTTTCTACAGGAGTAAGTCTCCCTTTATATTTATACAAAAGAATTGAGCCTAAAACAAGTAGAAAAAAAAGCAATAATCCAATGTTGAAGACAACATTATGAAAATTGTCCCTTACAATGTGACACTGTTTTAGTGTTTGACTAAGAAAATATTTAGTTCCTGGTTCGGTAAGGGTCGGTTTAGTAAATTTAAAGTCATGAATGTCCATAATATTTGTGATTAAAAATATAAATTAAATTATACATATTATTTATAAATGGCTAGTTCTAGTTCTGTTTTAAATATTGTTACATTTTTATTAACCACTTTGTTATATTATTTGGTAATAAAACCAGTTATTACATATGATATATTAGTTGACCCTGAGAAATATAAAAAATTTGTGAGTAGTGGTTATACCAATTTAGGTATATACGTTTTGTTAATTCTAGTGTCTCAATACTTGGTCAATGTGTCAATGATAACAACCACATGTGGTGGTAGTGTAACTGAAAATTTGGGAGCGGCTGCTTTTCTAACATTTATACCATGGTCCTTAATATTTGGCGTTCTAATCATAGTATTAACTATGTACCCGGGATTTAAAACCGCCTTTTCTGACGTAATAGGGTATTTTTATGTATCGTCTTCTGCTAACAAAGTATTAACCGAATTATTGGTTGACAAAGACCTTCAGGAATCCATGGATAAAGATACCACTTCTACACCCGAACAGAAAAAGTCACTGCAGGACGCAGCCGACACAATTATTAAAATATGTGGAAACACCTCTATTTTAATAAATCAGATAGTTCCAAGTAATTTTGTTGAGTATTGGAACATTTTAAAGCCCTTGATGAAAACAGAGTTTCAAAAGGATACACCTGAATCACATGCAAAACAAAAACAACTGTTTGAATTGGTAGTAACACGAGATAATGTTGGCGAAGCTATGTGGTTCATATACACTGGAATTTTAGTATCATCTATAGTGCAATTAAAAATAGCTACAAGAGGATGTATATCATCACCTGCAACAATGGAGAAAAATTATCAGCAGTTTTTGGACCAACAAAACCAAGCCGAAGCACAACAGCAACAAGCGACAAGCACAGTGTATACAGTTGCAACATAATTGGTTTAGTTTATACAAGTGCCAAAATAAAAGCGTTAAAAAATATAATTATAAAAAAATATAATTATATAAATATATAAATATATTCGCATATACAATATACGTCTTATACATGTCACAGGAAACCAATACAAAAAACATAAAATTGTTGCAAGAGAGAAAGGCCATGGAAGAATCAGACCATGAACTAACAAAAGAATTATTCGCATCGTCACTTGTATTGCCACCAATCGAGAAACAAAACACTGACAAATGCATGCAGCACGATAAACCTGAACTACTCAAGAGACAACGACGGACTACGATTAGAATTAATGTTAATAAAATGGAGGAAAATAATATAAAACTGATGGAATTTTCCAAAAAACTAAAGGAGACTAAAAAACTGAATATAAAAATGGCCGATATATTTGGAAACAGCTCAGATGAATGGGACAATTACGTTTATTTAGAGGATAAATGTATGTGATTAATGCACCCATGTAACGTAGTACATAACAACTAAATAACTACATATTCCTAAAACTAATGATAATAGCCAAATAGGCAAAATTGTTTTATTTTTATATCCTATCCCAAATTCTCTTACACTCCCGTCTTTATTATATAAAAACGCTGGTTTTATCATTTGTATTATTCCAAAAATTAAAACAAATAAACCAATTGCAACTAGGGGTATATTTTTTATAATAAATCGTTTATACATCTTATATATATCCACTTTTAAAAAAAGTAATTAATAAAAGTAATTAATAAAAGTAATTAATAAAAGTATAAGTAAAACAACTAATTTTATTGTTAAAGTTCAATAAAATTATTTATGAATCAAATTCGTCAAAGTTTTCAACTTCATCTCCGTCGAAATTACCATCTCCATAATCATCAATATAACCATTCATATTATTTTCCTCCGTTTCAATTTCCAGGTCCGCGTCCCTTTCTTCAATATAATCATCCATATATTGGTCAACATTTTCATTCGTTACATTTTTATTAGTACTTCTCACCTTTCTCTCAATATTGTCCATTTCATCTCTAAATTCCCTTTCTTCATCATATGTTTCTTTGACATATTGTGTAAGCCCTTTTTGTAATCCTTTACTCCACACACCCAATTTATTGATTTTTAAAATGGTATCAGCACTTCGTTCTTCATCGGTTAAAAATTTCAAGCGGTCTGTTACAATATCCTTCTCTCTTTCTCTAAGTTTAAACACTCTATCTAAAATGTCTTCATAAGAAATATCAACTGTTTCTTTTTGTACATCCATGATTTCAATGAAGGATACTAACAAATGTGCAATATGTTGTCGTAACCCTTTTTTGTTTCCTGATAGCAATAATCGTTCACTTGTCGTTTTTGAGACCATGAAATCAACTTTTGTTTCCCTTTCTTCCAAAAACTCTTCTGTGAATAAATTAGTTTCTGTAAACTCCTTCTGTATTTCAGTGACAAGCATATCATCCTCGTCGGATAAATCTATGTAACATATAAAAATCTTTAATAAATAATACTCAAATATAAATCTACTTGTCCTTTCTTCCAAAATGGGCGTTAATTCTTTGTCTTTGTATTTTATTGATGTAAATGCAGGCGTATTATTAGCAAGCTGTACAATATTTTTGGCTTGAGTTTGTATTCGAGATAATACATTGTTTATTTCTGGAATTCCATAAAATACTTGTAACTTTTTATAATAGTCTGCAATAATGTCTTTAATTTTTTTAGAATGATGTGACGACAACCCTAAATAGTTTGGTATCAACGTGTTTTTATAATCAACCTTATTTAATATTATGTTGGGAAAAACGTTGACAAAATTAACAATAAACGTTTTATAAAAGTTGATTATGTTATACATTTTGTCGTTTGAAATATTATTAGTATTCGTATGATTTGAGTTATCTCTTGTCCAATTCGATAATTTGTGAATAGCATTAATCGCTTTGTTGAACGTGGCTCTTGTGATAATGGGGCCTTTGTTTTTGGATATGAAATCCGAAATGTCAGTTTTCATAGATTCGTTATTTTTTATTAAAAAATTATTCAATTGCTTAATTTCTTCTGACGTTTCACTGGATGCTAAATCAAAAGTGTCAATTGCATTTGAAATTAATTTTCTCAATGACCCCTCCACTATTTCATCGTTTTCATCATGAATCGTCTCCAACACGCCTGACAATTTAGTAATGGGTGACACAACATGCGCAGTTAAGTCAATGTCGACAATGTTTCTTCTTCCAATAAGTTGAAGAAGTCTCAAAAATGTCTCGAGATTATAATTTCGGCCATTTTGTTTCATTTTTACTATAATGTCGTCTATTGAATCATTCTCATTAAATAACGCGTCATCGGGTTTATCTGTGCATAATGGTAACAAATATTCTGGAATAGGAAACAAAGATTTGAACTTGCAAAAGTAAATAAACGCCAGATAAATGGTTTTTTCGTCAAATTGATTGCTAATAGATGGATATATATTTTTGGTGTTTATGTTGCTATAAAATAAAGCAGATTCTGAAAAACTATTTACATCTTGTAAAATATTGGTTAATCTATTAACAATATCGTTATATTCTATGATACTATTATTTTCCTTCATAAAATAATCGATAGTAGGCTCTTGCTGATTTGTTTCGCAACATGAATTTTCCAGATAAGGCTCATTATTTGCTTTATTTAATAATAAACTCTTTTTTTCGACGACCCCTCTAATTTTTTCTTGAATAGCCAGAGAGAACTGAATAATTTTGGACTCTACTATTAAAAGCTTGTTTCTCTGATTTTCTGAGCCGGTTTTCAGGTCTCTCATTAGTGACTGTTTAAACTCATCAGACACGTTTAACAACTGCTTGATTTTAAAGGGCATTAAAGGTGGCAAAAATTGACTCCATTTCATTATATCGTGTTCTTCTGGTATTTCGTCTGCTGGATTTAATAGTAAGTAGGTAGTTTTTTCATCGAATTTTCTTTTTACATCGACAATACTTAACAATACATCATCTATAGATGATTTAATCCGTGTTACTATGACGTCTTGTTTTTTACCTTTTAAAACGTTCCACGGTTCTCCGGATTCCCGAATATCGTGAGCTATGCATGCAAGGTATGTTAAACTACTTAGGTCACCGGCGCCCTCAAATGGATACCCACTAAACGACCTTATACATCCAGGATGTGTTTTTCTGGTTTTAACAGACGGAATAGCAGTTTGAACCGCGATTAAAAACATGCCAAATGTATAGTAAAGTATTGCATTGTTAAAAAAGTCGCGATAAGACATTATTTTTTTATTTTTCTGTGCCATTTCTTTAATTTTGTCTTTATAGTCTTCTTCCGATTCCAATGTGTTTTTGAGCGATTCTAAAACGCAATTTACAATGAATTCTTTTTGATTTTCCACATTTATGCCCATTGCAATAGACAATGAATTAACAATATTCGAAATTATTTTGGTTTCATATGTATTGTATACAATCGACTTAGTACTTGGTACAGACAGTGTATTTCCAGCATCATCTTCCATAATTGCACGTGTATTTACTCTAAATCCTTCTTCATATCCTTCGTCAAAATCTTCGTCAATTCTTTTAATAGGCCATCCGCTATGCATATCAGTCCACCAATCACCGTCATCACTTAATTTTCCGATTTTACTGATGAGTAAATCAACATAATCATTATAACCTTTTTGATTTGTCATGTAGGCTGAAGCCATATTGTATTTGAAAATAGGCAACAACGGGACGTTGGTTTTAATGCAATATAACCAGTATTCGGATTCTTTTGTATTAAGAGGTCCAAACCCATCGGTAATGGCAGGACGACTATAAGTTGTGGTAAATCTAATGATATCAGATTGCTTTTTAATAAAATCGCTTTGACCTAAAATAAGGTTTATTAATTTGGCATATGGAGAAATAATCTTACTTGATGTGTCATCTTCTGTATTAGCACCTAATTTATATTTTTGATTATTGTATTTTAACAGTTGACTTGTTTCCATCATGGTACGTGTTCCTATTGTTGATAGAAAGTATTCGAATTGTTCTGTAATGTTTTTCTGAAACACTTCTTTTGAAATCTTGTATTTTTCATCAAACTCGCCAATTATGTCTTTTAATAGTTTATTTTGAATGCCCAAAGCGTCTAATTCGACGCTTTCACATTTATCATCACTTTTAACAGTTGCAACATTAATACATTTTTCTTGTAAATTACATAAAATACTAGAATCATCTGTACTTATGCCTTTTGGCGCGGTGTTGTCAAGCAACCAGTTGTTGTCTTTTCGTACGTAGTAAACAGATTCTTTGTTTTTCAGTTCTTCACTCAATTCTTTGAATAAAAGTGCATATTGTCCATTAATTACCTTTTTATATCCATTCAGCAGCGTGTCAGTTAAATATTCGGCTTCAGGTTCGGTTAAATTTTGTTTTTTCATTAGTTCGGTTGTTAAATATTTAACAAAATTCTCTGGAGACATTTTTACTAATTCATTTTCAAATTGGTCTAATATTTTGTAATTAGTGGTATCATATTTTTTGTCAAAATAAATATCTTTCCCGTTGTCATTTTTGAGGTCATCGATACTCGTGTAATACTTGGCGATTATCATGGTTTTGCAGGCGTCATTCGCTTCTTTATTCTTAATGCTGTTATCAATTTCTTTTTTTTCATCATCAAATAAAGCGGTAAATTCGCTTGGAAACATCAAAGGTATGCTTTGCATGGAAATAGCCGACGTATAAAGTTTATTGGCGTCTTTTATGGTTATTTTACGTAATAATTCCGAATTTGTAAAAATTTTCTCGGATTTTGGGTCAATATTAATATCATATCCTTGAAAAACTTCTTCTTTCGACTCATTCGCGTGCAAAATAGAAATGATGGAATAAACAGTTGAAAAAACAATAGGCGGTTGCATCTTTTTAATTTTGTGTATCAAATTCTGAAACTCTCTCGACCGCTCAACAAATAGTTTATTATTGTCGGAAATTTTACTATCAATAAATTCAATTATGTCCGAGTATTGCATGTAAGTAAGATTATCTGAATAAATTAAAAAAGGTTCAAGATAAGAAACAACGTCCACAATGGATACTTTCCCGACAATGTATTTTTTCATAAGATTGAATAAAATTTTGGTTTTGGGGACAATTGTTTTAATGAACTTGGAGTAAATTTCAATATTTGTTAGGCCCTTTTTATCATCATTAGATAAATTCAAAACATAATTTTTAATACCATTTACAAAGTTGTCCTCGTCATGCTGTAATTCGTTATCTAAATCGTCAATAAAAACGTTCTTTACGTGCGTTTTTTTATTAAACAGTTGCCAATAATTTAAAAAAATAGCATTCAAATTGGCTTTATCCAACAAAGATGTTCCTGGTAAATTAATTTTGGAAAAACGAATGGTTGGTTCGGGTAAAGTTACGAATGATTTTATGGACATTATGTCTGGATTAGTCATTTTAACTCTAGTTGTTGTAATGCGCGTGCTTGTAATTTCCTTGGCATCTAATTTGGTTAGTCCAGTGTTGTATTTTTGAACAACAAATCTTCTTGATTTAATGTTATTGTTGCTAAACACAGAAGAATACATATCTTCAAGGTTGTCTATAATAACAGTTATGTCAGTATCAACGCTTTTTTCAGTTAAAATCCCATTATTGTTTTCGTCATTAATCAGTTCGAATGGTGTAAAATAAGGATTCATTTCAGAATTAATGTATGAGTATTTATTTTGTTCATTTGGTAAAGTATTTGATTTATAATTATTAATTAAATCGTTCATTTGCACAAGATTTTCATCCATTAATATATTAACTACATCACTTGTTTCCAATTCGAAGCCCGTTTCATCAGGGTGATAAATCTTTTTAATGTTTTTGACAATAGGCATCAACCAATATAGATTAACACTGAAATCTTTGAAATAATGAGACAATGGTTTATACGTTGCTTCGTTGATAAGCGCACTTTCCACGTTACCGTATTCATCAAAAACGGAGAATTTTTCTCTTAATTGTTTAAATCTTTCAATAATAGTATGAATATTATTTAAAACGCGGTTAGTTCTTTGGGAGTTTGGAATAGTGCTTAACATATCGTCTAACATTTCAGAAACTTGAGTTTCAAGACTATATCTTTGCGATTTAGTGGATACATCTACATATTGCACAATAGGACCAAGTTCTTCATCACCAAACTGAATTTGGTTTGCTTTTAGTATAAATTCGCGAATTTGGTCCTTTACATTTTTTACAGGAATGTTCATTTGTATTTGGTTAGTTTGCATAACGCGGTGTTCTTTTTCTAGTTCAGGGATAACGGGTGTCTGTGCTTTATCATATTGCTCAGGCGTCATATTTGCTTCTAAATCTTCCTCTAAAACGGGTTTTTGAGGTTTCTCTCTAATTTCAATTAATGCAATAGGTAAATCTTCAGGAATTCCCTTATAATCAAAATTTATATATAAAGTATCATTATCAATTGTATGAACTTCAATCATATCATTTTCCAAATTGGTAATTTCACCCGTAATAATAGCAGGATATTCGCCTCCAAAATGAATATCAATCCATTTGTCAGGTAAGAGTCCATTTTGCCGAGCATATCCTTTTTCGCTGCTCCTGCTTAAAATCGCCAATTTGGTCGTTGTTCCGTCACCGATAATTCCGTTTTCAGATATTTTTAATTTAATGGTTTCTAATGAGTCTGTATTAATTAAAACCATCTTGGTTGAATCAATGTAATCAATAATAAACGTTTGGTCATTAAGGTTTTCATTTTTAGGATTGGTTATTTGTATAACATCGCCTAATTGCAGTTCTATTTCTTGGCCAGGTTCTGTATTTTGTATTTCAGAAATATTTTTATTCAAATTATCTGATGATTGCAATGACATTTGTTTCTATATTTATAATAGAAATTTTTATGCTTAAGTCGAATTCAATTCAAATAATAGTTTAAAGACTAATTAATAATATGATTACATAAATGAATGTATCTATGCACCTTTGCGCTAATTTAGGATTGATTCCAGGATTTAATGCACTTCTTCACAATAATATAAATGATTCAAACATACTAAAACTAAACAATGTTGAATCTAAATCATCCACTAATAAGGCATATAAAGTTATTCAATATGACAAGAATCTGATAAGTTCAGATATAGTAAATACATATGGATTATGTAGGTCGGTTATTGCAAACGAAGAATCAAAAGTCGTGAGTTTTGCGCCGCCAAAATCTGTAACTGCGGATGCGTTCATGAAGAAGTATCCTGTTAATACAGATGACCTGATAGCAGAAGAGTTCATCGAAGGAACGATGATAAATGTATTTTGGGATAGTGCAATTGGACTAACAGGTGCATGGGAAATTTCTACACGTAATACCGTTGGTGCTATGTCTAGCTTTTACAAACATTCAGATGCAAAGACGTTTAGAACTATGTTTTTAGAAGCAGCAAAGGAAAATAATTTGATTTTGGAACTATTAAATCCGCTATACTGTTATAGCTTCGTCTTACAACACCCGTTAAATAGAATTGTAGTGCCATTTAAAAGTAAAAAATTGTATTTAGTGTCAATGTATATTATTAATAATGTAAACCTAAATGATATTAGGGTGTATCGACTAAATATGCATGAAGTAAGAAGCCTGGATTGGAATAATGCAAATATAAGTTTTCCTCAGGTTTACTCATGGGAAAGTTATACTGATTTGATTAAAAAATACGCTTCAATGAACACACCTTACACTATTTTGGGCGTTGTAATAGTGAACGTTTTGACAGGTGAAAGAACCAAAATTAGAAATCCTGTTTACGAAGAAGTGCGTAGTTTGAGAGGAAATCATCCCAAACTACAATATCAGTACATATCTTTGCGAAAAGAAGGAAAAGTGCGTGATTTTTTGAAATATTACCCAGAAAATAAAAAAGAGTTTGCTAGATTCAGAGACCAAATACATTTATTTACAAATACTCTTTTTGATAATTATATATCCTGTTATATAAAAAAAGAAAATGGATTAGACTATTTTCCTTATCAATATAAAACACACATGTTTAACCTTCATAAAACTTATCTTAATAAACTTAGGGCTGAAAAAATGTGTGTTACCAATGTAGTTGTAATTAAGTACGTGAATAATTTACACCCTTCTTTGTTGATGTATTGCTTGAATTATAATAGGAGAAAGCGAAACATTGACCATATTGTGTCTGATACAAATGTATAAAAATGAAGAATGTTCTAAATTTTATAATTATTTTCTAATGTTAGAATTGTATAAGTATTTTCTAATATTCTAATTTTATAATTATTTTCTAATGTTATAAATATAAATGAATTTAGGTCCAGGTCATGTACGTGGACAATGTGTAGTTAGTGATAAATATAAAATATGTTTTATTCTTATTCCAAAAAATATGTCATCCACGATGCGTGAATATATAAAAACTAAATTGAATGGGTATGAATATAATTATTTCAAGTGTACTCAACAACAAAAAGAATATTTTACTTTTGCTATATTAAGAGATGTAAAACCAAGATTTTATTCTGCGATTGACACCATATTACTTAGAAAACAAAATGATATATCGAAAATGAATAACACAAATTTAAAATTTTATGTGAATAACCATGTAGATCCACATCTAGTTAAGCAATCTGAATTTATTAAAGATATTAATGTGAACGTGTTAGTAAATATGGAAATATTTTCTAAATATATGGAAAAAAATATCAATAAATCTTCAAACGTAAGACATAACATTAGGGTTAATGACGACGTAATTATAGATGCTTATAAAAATGATATTGCTCTATATGAAAGTTCTAAAAATATGAATGTAGATAATTTTCTAAAAATGTTAAGAATACTCGTAATATAAAATTATTATATTAATCGACTTGTAAACGTTTAACGATGTAAATATCCACGTTGTAAAATATAAATTCAAAAAAAATAATCTATAAAAAAATAATTTATAAAAAAAATAATTTATAAAAAAAATAATCTATAAAAAAATAATTTATAGATTATTATAACAACGCTAACACTTATTATTAGTTTTTCTGAAGTTTCAGAGCATCCTTTTTAATTTTGCTAAAAACTGCCTTTGCATCGGCAATACATTCTTTAAAGTGTCCTTTGATAGTAGATTTTTCAATTGCTTCCGCGTATGCAACCCGAATAATGCTATCGCTATCATGCGGGTGCATTTTTTTAAAACCGCAAAAAGTAAGAATCTTTTGCTCATAAAATTTAGAGTATAAGCAATACTCTATTACTTTGCCTATTGTGTAATCTTCATTTTCTAAAATGATGTCAAAGCAGTTTGACATGGTATTTTCAGACGCATCAATCTTAAGCTCGTCTTTTTCAATAATAGTGTCCAACTTATCAAGCGATTGTATCAAAATTTCACATGCTTGGTCCAATAGCTCATTATTTGTATAAACTCCAACAGAATGAATCATAAAATCAAAACTATCTTTTTTAGTGATGCGCATTCCTTCCAAGAGAAGCCAATTATCTGCTTCGAAAATAATTTCATCCTTATCTTTGCCGTCATTTTTCCACTCTTGCTTTTTCTTTTCCAAAACGGAATCTCTAGCTATATCGTCGACTGTAAATCCATAGGAACAGGTTGACACTACATTGAACATTCCGTCTTCTTTCGCAGTCCCAGTTCCAAATTCGCACGTCAAATGAATTTTTTCACCAGGTATTTCATCTGATATACGAGGTCGTAGTCGTGCAAAGTCAATATAATACCCTGTATAATCATTTGCAGGGAATATTTCTTTTATTTTAGATTCGGCTAATGGTTTTCCTGTAACTAGGTCCTTTACAATAAAATCCTTAGTTGTTACGAAAAGTATGCTGTCTGTAATATTTTCTACATTAACTTCTACAATATAATTTTTATAAGGAAAATTTTTATAATCATTTATGTGAATAGGAATGCAACTAAGACGTTGCTTAATAATTTCATTGTTTAATCTAGTGGTGTTGGCAATGATATTGGCCTTATTTTCTTCATGAGGACTCGTTTTAAAAACTATTTGTGGTATATCAGACAAAATAGTTCGACGAATAGCATTTGCTAAGCTAACGTTTATACCACTTAGTGTAAATGAAAGCACATCATTTACATCAGAATTTAAATCAATTTTAGGCATCATTATATCTATTATCTATTATATATTTATATTTAAATTATAAATTAATTTTATAATCAATTTTTTTCAAAAATGAGTTAAATGTTTAGTTTGATTAACTAATTATATATAAAAATGAGTTCAATACTTTATTATAGCAATTATTGTGAACATTCGAAGAAACTATTACAGACAATATCAAAGTCCAACAATGTGCAAAAAATAATGCATTTTATTTGCATAGACAAGAGAGAGCGCGATGCAAATAATAAAATTTTCATTGTTTTAGAGAATGGTCAAAAAATCATCATGCCGGAAAATATAAACAGAGTTCCTGCTTTACTTTTATTAGACCAGGGATATAATGTATTATATGGCGAGTCTATTTTAGAACATTTAAAACCAAAACAACTAGCAGATGTAAAAAAGGCCACCAAAAATAATATGGAACCAATGGCATTTGCTTTTGGAGGAGGAGGAGGGTTTAACGATATTGTTTCAGACCATTATAGTTTTCTAGACCAAGATAATGATTCTTTGAAAGCCACAGGCGATGGAGGAATGAGGCAAATGCATAATTATGTAGATTTAAACTTTGTGGATAATTGTAATATTAGTACGCCTGCTGATGACCATGATTATAAAGCAAGTAAAATGCCTGAAGGGTTGACGGTTGAAAAATTACAGGAACAGCGCAATTCAGAATTACAAAAAATAACAGGCGTTCGACCTCCAGTTATTTAATTTAGCCATAATAATAAATAAATTCATTTTAAATGCATTTAAAAACATAAGTAGTAAAAATAATAAATGAGTGTGAACATATTAGCTGCCTTTAATGACCATTTTGTCGATTTTGTCACAGACATACATAATGTGTTTCCAGATGACGTAGACGTATTAACTGCGAAGAACTCGCTTTTAACTATTAGAAAATTAAATCCGAAAATGATAGTAAAAATATGGAATACATTTATTGTGGGCAAATATAAAAAGGAAATAGAAGAAGGGGACTTGAGTTTTTTTATTGATAAAGATTATGCAGATGATGTGTCTAGTGTACAAAATTCAGATAAAATAATGGAATCAATTAATAGATTACGTAATCCTGTAAAACAAATGAGCGTTGAGAACCAAACAAAGGTAATGAAGTATATTCAAAATTTGACAAAATTGTCGGCTATGTGTGAAAATAGCTAATAACTAATAACTAACAACTAACAACTAAGTAAAAACATGTTTACATGAATTATAGTGTAAATACGTTTTATTATTACTCACTTGTGTCCATAGGAGTGGTTGTGTCCATAGGGTCATTTGTGTCCATGACAACATCGCCAACATTAATATCATTGCCACCGGCAACGTTTACAAACCCTTTACTTCTGAATTCGGCATCGGTGAGCTTGGTTTGATTATTTTTCAAAAGGAAATAAAATTGTTTATTCGCAATGTACTGTAAACATTGTGGGTCTGCCAGATTACATATTTGATTTATTTGTGGGTCAATGTAATAAAAATTCCCATCTGTTTTTCGTCCTATCAAATAAACATGTTTTGCACCGTTAACGTCTTGATACCCTGCAAATGCAACGTGGCCAACTTGTAGACAGCTAATCGTATTGCTGACATCTTGAAAACTGCTTATGGGGTCAAATTTAAAAGAATATCCGTAATACAATATAAATATTTTTTCAATTTGTGACTGGTCGATACCAAGTTGACCAACAAGGGTAATTCGCAATAAATTTGCAGTATATATATCTAACATTCCGATTAATTGTAGTGCATTAATTACACAGTCTTTGGGTGAGAGCACATTTCTTCTAAATGATTGTATTTGTGCGTCATTTATACCTAATTGTGTCAATGTATATTCACCTGTGCATTGAGGTGGTATGCCACCCTTATATATGGCTTTTGATTTGCGATTTCTACGTTTAACTGTTTTTTTACGTTTAACTGTTTTTGTAAGTTTACCCATTTATATACTATTAGAAATTAGTGGATTAAATTTTATATAAAATTATATTTTCGCGAGTTTGATTTAAATAAATAAATTTATATCAAACATATATGACAGAAGAGATAATTGTTCCCGAAGAGTTTACAAAAGTTATAAAAGACTTTGTCGCTGACATTATAACAACATTTCCAGAATACGCACCAATTATTAGCAAATGGTGGAAATCTCCGGAAACTTTTGCATATATTGAAAACGATGCAGACCGTATCGCTAGTATTGAAAAATCAGAACGAGCGAGTATAAAATTGTTGTTTACTTTTTCTAAGAAAAAAATGCCTCCGAGATTTTTTGATATCTTGTATCAAAATGAAGACATGTTTAAAGAAGATTCTGAAGTAGATACCGAGTTCTTACCGCATATCCATTTTAAAAATTTGTGGCAATGTGATATTACTAAAAAAACACGCGATACTGTTTGGAAATATCTTCAGTTAATTTTATTTTCTATAGTGGGTTCATTAGACAACAAGGAAGCTTTTGGCGACACGGCAAAATTATTCGACGCCATTAACCAGGATGATTTTAAATCAAAACTAGAAGAGACATTAGCTAGAATGCAAGACTTATTCGAAATGAGTCCCAAAGGTGAAGGTGAAAGTGAATGTGAAGGTGAAAGTGAAGGAACAAGTTCAAATTTAAATATGGAAGACATGCCCAAGGCGAATGATTTGCATGACCACATTACAGGAATGTTGGATGGAAAATTGGGGAAGTTGGCAAAGGAAATTGCAGAGGAAACTGCAGAAAGTATCAATATGGATATGGATAATGTAACGGATATGAAGGACGTATTAAACAATTTGATTAAAAATCCTGCAAAATTGATGGGGCTTGTGAAAAATGTAGGAGACAAATTAGATACAAAACTCAAATCTGGTGACATTAAAGAAAGCGAACTAATTGCAGAGGCAACTGAAATAATGAATAAGATGAAAAATATGCCAGGAATGGTAGATATTCAATCAATGCTCAGTAAAATGGGATTAAGTGGACTAGGTGGACTAGGTGGACTAGGTGGAAAAGTCGATGTAAATGCCATGGAGGCACAATTAAACCGAAATTTGAAAACGGCGCAGACAAAAGAAAGAATGAAAGCCAAATCCGAGGCTAGTAAATTAGCAAAAGAACGTGACGCAGCAGCAGCGTCAAATGTGAATAATGCACAAATGCCAACAATCTCTGAAGAAGAAATTCTCAAAATATTTAGTACGGGAGAAGCAGTTGAGAGAACGCCAAGAGGAACCCCGCCCAAAAAATCAAATGGAAAGAAAAAGAAGGGAAAAAATAAGCTTCATTAAATAGTTTGTATCAATAGTTATCGACAAACTTTTTTTAAAGATTTATATATATATAATGACAATTGAATTTTGGTCAAATGATCCTGCAATATTATTAAATAAAGAATATATGTTAGATTTGTGGCCCAATTCTGATATGTGTTATGAACAGAAGTTAAATGCCATTAGTAGATTAATTATATTAGTAACAATTTTAGGGTATATTTTAACAATGTCGATAAAAATCTTAGTTGTAGGCATTATAACATTAGCTGTGATTTTTGGGTTATTTCACATGAAGAAACAAAAAGTGACAAATGAAATGTTAAAAGAAGGGTTTATAGTTGAAGGGGATAGCGTATTTGGTCTAGGTGCTAAAACGCCAAATGACGTCGTTATAAATCCGGAAACTTTAGAATCCGTTTTAAAGTCTGAATTTAAGGAGGGAAATAAAAAGAATCCATTTAGCAATGTTTTGCTCACGCAAATTAATGATGAACCGAATAGAAAAGCCGCTCCGCCATCGTTCAATCCACAAGTTGAGGAAGATATTACAACTAATGTAAAAAAAGCGGTCCAGTTTATGAATCCAGGAATAAAAAATACAAATTTTCAACTATACGGAGATTTATGGGAAAATTTCGAATTGGACCAATCAAACCGTGTATTTTTTACAACAGCAAATACCCGAGTATCAAATGACCAAGAAGCATTTGGGAAGTACTTATACGGTACAATGCCTTCTGCCAAAGGAAGTACTATGGAGGATAATATACAGAGAGAAAAGGATAATTATAGATACACTCTTTATTAATAAATACATTTTGCTGATAAACTTTATATTTATGGCATTTAGAAAGTATAAATTTGTTATTTAACAAAACAATAACCAATTTATAAATTGATAAACTTCATTTTAGTAAAAAAAAATGTATAATATATATAAATGGCAAATGTTTCTAGCTATACTTTTGATAATATGTCTCGAATTGGATTAGATTCTTGCTGTAAATCACAGGAAGACCTTCAAAACGTAGCATCGTGTAATTATACTCTTCAAAATTATTTCGCTTCGGATTGTTCAATGAAAAAACCAATAGATTTGGCAACAACCCAGCCAGGAATAATGTATAACGGCGGATACAATGTCGGAGCAGGAGGATGTAATATTAACGAGTCATCTCAATTACAAATTGGAACAATTCAAACACATCCTAGATGTAGAATTGATTTATTCCAACGTCCGTTTGCGACAGTTCCGTATTTAGGCCGCGGGTCAGTAAATCCTGTAGTAGAGGCTCAGATTCAACAAGGTGAAACGAACATTAACAAACGTAGTGTAAACAATTTAAGTGAAAAAAGTTATATTAAATATCACCAAACTCCTCTTTTGCCCAGCATTAAAGAGAAGGTTACAAATCCAGCAAATAGTGTAGAGGGTGTAGCATCAGAAGGATGGATTCGTGGTGGAGTTCCTTCACGCGAACTAACACGAGATGCGGATTATTTTAACAATCACAGTTCAAAGCAATATGTTTAACAAAAATAAAAATTTAAATATAACTTTAATTTATATTTAAATGTACAATACAAAACATATTTGTATTTATAATACAAATACTATATTTTTGCCGACGGACAATGTAAACGATGATGAAAAATTGTTTATAATGAACGTTTTGTACAGACAGGATATATTAAATATTTTTGATATGGAAGAGTTTGATGAGAAAATAATAAACAATTGCCTTTGCGAATTATATGAAAAGGTTAAACGACACGAGGTAATTAAACAGTTGACAGACCTTTTAGGACAAGAATTTGGAATAGACGAAGGAATTACAGGTCTAATTATAATGTACTCTTTTGAGTATTTGTATTTAACTCATAAATGTGTTAGTCAATTTTTGGAATCTGGAAATATATTACCAGAAGATTTGGGCGAATTACAAAAAATAATAACCAATATTTAAGCATTTAAATAAAAAAATTAATTTAAATCTATATATTATATGGCATCTACACGTAATAGAAATACTCCCGGAAATTATTGTTTAGAACAACGTGAATATAAACAATTTGAAAATTATACATTGTATCCTAATTCGCAATATGGTGCTGCATATACTACAAATTTTGCAGGAAACGGATTAATGCCTGCGCAAATTCCATGGAATAAGTTATCAAATAACTGTGCAGATACGGAATCATTTTTATTTGGAATAAATTCAACAAATTTAGTAAATCCCGCACCCTGTTTTAAACCAGAAATAAAAACAATACAAACTGTCAATATTTATGAAAAGACACCAACTATTATGCCCATACCTTTTTTACGCGACGTCACTCAGCGTCCATTTCCAGTGCCTAATTAACAGAAAGTTAAAAAGTTTATAAATTTATAAGTTTATAATTTTATACATATTTATATAATTATAAAATAAATCTAATATTCGGGTGTATGTTTTTTGAAAATACAACCTTGTGGCGAAATACCCTTCAATTCGTTGGTAACAACCGCTGGATTCTGATTTGAACAATCAGACATCCAAATTTTAATAATACAGAAATTTTTTTTTGGAGAAATGGTAATCCCTGTAACACAATTAGTAAACTTGGACTGAGTACTTATTGTGCTACCTACAATGACATAACTTAATTCTTTCCATACTTTATAGACACCTTTGTTCAAAACCTTGTAGGAGAAACACCCGCCACTACGATTTTGTGGGTCTTCCCATGTAGGTTTGATACCTTCACGCATTACAAACAACATGCAATTTTCGACAAGTATACTAGGTAAAGTTTCTGTCACGGCTATTGTGTCTTCAACAGTAGTAAATGTTGCTATTTTGATGTAGCTATTAATACTCCAATCTGTATTATGTGGTAAATGTGCCCACAATGTCCATTTATCAGACAAAGTATGGTATTCTTCCATGGTTGGTGTTTCGGTAGTCATTGTATCTTGCTGGGAATCCATTATAAATTATCATTTCATTTTTTTTTTATATTGTTTTCATAGTATTATTTATTATTTATAATTTATAATTTATAAATTATATGGCAACCTTTTTATAATTTTCTTTACAAATGAGAAGCACGTGTTTATTATCAAATGTTTCAATAATTACGTCAGAATCAATTATTTTTAACGTCATATTGTCCAACTTATCTTCAAATTCCTTTATTTCCTTATTATAATGCGTCTTCATAAAATATACCAAGAACGCATGTGTAAACTTATTATTTTCTATAATATAATTATAATCGTCAGTTTTGAACTCGACTTTTATGATTGTGTCTTCTATTATTATTTCAGACAATATAAAACTAACCGTAGATTTATTATATGCGAATACATTTTTTAAACTCTCTAGTATAACCTTATTAGTAATTTTTGTTTCAGATTCATAATCAGAATGCAGTATAAAATCAAACGGTACGTCACGTGCTCCTACACTAAAGTTGTATTTAATAGGCGTTGTATTTGTTGTATAATTTGCATAACCGTCATAATCACGAGCGCCTATATTAACATTATCTTTAATAATATCCGTTGTACTTGTTACATAGTTTGCATAACCGTCACAAATAAATTCAACCTGTGATTTTGCATTATTATCCTTAATTAGGTATTTTGCAATAGACGGATTTGTAACTAATATGTATTTATATAAAGTGTCTGCACGTTTGCATATGTTTTTACATAGTATTTGAATATTGCTTATAACATAAATAGTTTTATATGTGCTAGTAATTAACATAGAATTATACTTATCATAGTGGTATATATTTAAATAAGTATGTAATAAAAAAGTAACCGTTCCGAATTTAACAATTGAAAAGAGAAATGATGCAAAATATAGTAGCATAATATATATTAAATAAACTAATTATTTAAATTGTTTTTGTTAAATTTTGTTTCTAACATAATTATAATCATTTACATATTTAAACCATGACAAAACATTATCGTTTAACCAACACTACGTTATTATTTGATGGGTTTGGAATAATTATATTTGGTGACGCATAATATACAGGATTTTTCATAGCGTTATATTCAGGGTCATAAATAACAATGTCGCCATTTGCAGTACGTTTTATATTATTACCACAATTCATTTCATTAGTACATGAATAATTAATTTTACCTGTTGCGACATCTAATCCAAATGTATATAATAGCATGCTTACTATAACTGTCATTAAAATAAATGGGACAAATACTATTATCCAGGACACAATTCCTAGTCCCTGAATACAAAGAATGTTTAATAATATCGTAACCATTGTCATTACTATTATTTTCATTAATGCTGTATTATAAAGACCTTGTGTTGTGTCAATAATTACTTGTGTAGAAGAAAAAATTAGGTAAATGATTGCAGGAGCACATAATTTTATCATGATACTTAATATATTATTAGATTTTTAATTAAAAAATGGTTCACCATCCTTTAAATGACCAACTTTTTTTCCTAATTCTTCGTCTTTTCCAACTTCGTATATAAACCCATTATCTTCATTGTTTGTATAATACGATATATTATCAATTTCAATCTCGAAAAACTCTTCTTCCTCTTCCTCTTCCTCTTCTTCCTCTTCTTCTTCTTCCTCTTCCTCTGTTTCAATATCATCTTCTTCAATTACAGCCATTTTTATAACTTTAATATCGGGCATTTTGACTTCTACTTCTTTCTCTTCCGCTTCCTCTTCCTCTTCCTCTTCTTCTTCCTCTTCCTCTTCCGCTTCCTCTTCTTTTGCTTCTACAACGCTAATAATTGTGTCTTCAATTTCTAGTTTAATATTTTCTTTTTCCAAAGCGACAACACCAGAAGGAGTATTTTGCTGAGACATTTGTTGAATCATCATTTTGAGTTCGTTTATTTCTTCTGCTACAAATTTGGCTAGTTCTTTTCTAACTAGATTTACAATATCACTTTCAGCATTCATTTTGTTTTCGTCTGGTACAATAGGATTGACTTTAGATTCCACTTCATTAATTTGACAAAGACTTAGATGTTTTCGAACGCTAGGTAAATCCATAATTCCTTCGTGAGTTTTTTCCAACAAATTGTATCGTTCTAAATGATTTGCAAGTAAATCATTTAGCCCTTTCGTCAAAGCCTTATTCATTTCAATTATAATTGGTTCGGTGTTAAATTCCATGGATGTATAAATGATATATAACAATTCGTTTAATACGATTTAAAAAATAATTTATCTAAACCATATAATGGCAGATAGTATTTCATTTGTTGAAACCGACAAAATTGCTAAAAGTATTGAAATAATATTAAGGCAAACCGATTACACGCCAGAAGTTGCAAAGAAGAAACTAGAAGAATGTAATTACGACCATATGGCAGTAATTAGAGCGTATTTTGGAATTGCCGAAAAAAAAGCACCGCCTGTTATGGAGTCATTAAATCAAGAAATTTATAAACAAATGCGTTATAAATTAGATGGAGTTATGCGTGATTATAATGTTAGAAAAGAAAACTCAGAAACAAAATTAAAGTGAATTTAGAAACAAAAAAATATATACGGTAATAATATGTCGTTTATTAGTTTCAAAACGTACAAATATAATACACAAGCGGACCTAAAAAACTTAGATGCTGAACAAATTGCCAACATATTGCCTAAGGATGTTATCGAAACAATCGATAAGAAAAAAGTAGCAGGCGTCACATTAACAATACCGCAAACAAGAGCCATGTTTTTTTTATTGCAATTAAAAAAGTCGGCAAAACTACAACCGTCTGAACAGTTTCGTCAAAACGAAATAACCAAATTTTTAAGAAGAGAGGGTTCACAAGACAAAGAGGTCGACGCACTTATTGCAAAAACAACGCAAGAAGTAGATGCGGAAAATACAGCAAAATTGAATAAACAAATACCGAATGCGCCTTCAAACACCCCTATGCCTTGGCCAACTGCTCCTACAACCCCTATAAATGTAAATAGAGGTGGAAAATGGAAAAAAACCAGAAGTGAAAAAAGAAAAAGAAAGAGCAAAAGTAAAAAGTCAAAGTCAAAGTCAAAGTCAAAGTCAAAGTCAAAGTCAAAGAGTAGGAGAAAAATGTAACTAGATTATTTCTTTGTTCTCCTCTTTTTCCTATTAACATAGCTTTTTTTATGTTCTGATGCAGGCGGTGCACCACTTATGCCAGGTATTTGCGTTACGCCATATATAATTGCATTAACATTTGTTATGTATTCAACTATAAAAATAATTATAAATACTAATAAAAGCAATATTATTTGTTTATAATTATCAACAATATATGCGAATAATGATTGTAAATACACATTAAAATTATTACTTAACATAATATATAATAATAAAATAAATATTACATTTCTATATTTATTTTATTGACACATTCCAAATTTCTCATTTAAAATATTGCCCTTGTTTTGTTTTTTTTGATTCTTTTTTTTGATTTGATATGTATTTGATGGAATAATTTTATTGTTGATAATAAAATCGTCGTTATCTTCATGTAATTCAGGTAAAATGCGCGTAAGTGGTTTGTCTACTATTAAAAATAGTCGTTCGTTTCTTAATAATGCTCTATATTCTTGAATGCTTAAATTTCCATAATACTTTTCTAGCATATACTGAGGATTTGGTGCAGGCTTTATACTTTTTTTATAATCATAAATTTTGGAATAAATATGGTTAAGTAAAAAATATCGTTCAAATTTGGAAGAACTATCAATATTTTCTTCCATTAGATGTGCAGTTGCACACTCTGGACTACAAAAACACCCATAAACATGGTAAGATTCTTTGATAAAATGTTTGGGAATGTAAACGGGTGGGTTATCAAAGTCATACGTACACCAAAAACACGCCGCCTTTTTATCGCTTATATTATTAATATGTAAATTATGCTGCAACTGTTTTAATTTACTCCAAATGATTCTAATATCATTATCTTTATTTTGATTATAATCATCATTATGATATTCAGTTTCTTCTTCATCATTCTCTGTTACATTCGAATTTGCATAACATGAATCTGCTATGGTACATGATTTAATTGTATTAAAAACATTAGAATTACTAGTTTGATTTACCATATCATATGATAAATCATTCTTAGTTGATGCAAAAATAAAAGAATCGAGTGGATTGCCCATTAAATTATTGGTTTGAAGGTCCTTTAAGCTGCATTTAAGATGGAGAATGATATTAGGCTTTGATTCTTTATTGTTATTTAAAGGAACAAATTGTTGAATTATCTTGCCTCCCTTTGGTTTTCTGCCTCTTTTTTTTAAACCTGATTTAAGTTCTTCTTGGACTAAATTGGTTTCATCAGTAACTAATGAGGGCTGGCTATCAAACTCCTTCGTTTCCTTCGTTTCCTCAATAGAAATAAGTATATTATTAGTTTCTTCCGGTTTATTATCAGAAATAATAGTGATGTCTTTCTTAGGTTTGCGGCCTCTTTTCGGTTTAATTGGTTCTACATTGGAAGGCTCTAGACCCTCATTTATACTTTTTCCTATCATAATAACTTAGTTATTAAAACTAATTTAAATTGTTTTCAAATATGTTTAAACATGTTGGACTTTTTTGAGTGCACTGTTTTCTCTCATAATAATTTTCATTAACAATTATTTAAATGAGAATTATTAAGTTATACTATGAGTAAAATTCCATGGGTAGAATTTTATAGACCTAAAGAATTTAACAATATAGTATTGGACGATGTAAATAAGGAAATACTTAATAATATTATAGATAAGTCATATTTCCCAAATTTACTTTTATACGGGCCTCCTGGAACAGGAAAGACCACGACAATAGTCAATTTAATTAATGCATATCAACAAAAATTAGGAAATAAAAACAAAGATTTAATAACGCATTTAAATGCTTCTGATGAGAGAGGCATTGATATTATAAGAAATCAAATAAGCGTTTTTGTAAATTCAAAACCTCTATTTCATACAGGTATGAAATTTGTTATATTAGATGAAGTAGATTATATGACTAAAAATGCTCAGCAAGCATTGAGATATTTATTACAAAACTATTCAAAGAACGTGCGATTTTGTTTAATTTGTAATTATATTAGTAAAATTGATGAAGGATTACAAAATGAATTTATAAAACTACGGTTTAACCAATTACCAAAAAATGATATAGTTAAATTTTTAAAACATATTTCAGAATCTGAGAAATTAAACTTGACAGAAGAATCTTTATTAAGTATTCAACAACTATATAAATCTGACATTCGAAGTATGATTAATTTTATGCAATCTAATCAGGATATATTAAAAATAGATTACACAAATGAAATAAAATTGCACATCGTTGACAATAAGGTCTGGGAAACGTTTATTTCAAAGTTAGAAAAAAAAGAAAATGTGACAGAATTACATGATTATATTTATAGCATTAGCAAAATATATAATATTGATAAAAAAAATATAATTAAAAATTTTTTAGATTATATTATTCGTAATAAAATGGATAAAGTCACTCCAGAGTTTCTAGGATTTGTTGAGAATTTGCTGCATTCTCAGAGTACAAATAACCAAACCTATATTTTTTATGCACTTTTGCAATTATCTAGGTTCACATTGGCATGATTATAAGAAGATAACCGCGCGCGCAATTTTATAATAAATACATTGGGTGGTGAACTCTTTGACGGGTCGAAATAATTTTGCTTTAAACTATGTTCAAGATTAGTTGGTTGGATTTTATATACATTTTGATTAATTGGAATATCAACACTTCTTTCGTAAATTTTATTCGAAACGTGATTCATTCTTTATATTATAAATAAAGAAAATAATTGAATGTAAATTAATATAAAGAATTTAAAGGCAATTGCAAATAATACTACAATGATAAATCAATCACTTAAAATAGACGATGAATGGGAAAAGTTTATGTCTATAAATTCTGATGATACGTCATCAGACTGCGATGAACAAGACGTATATTCACCAGATACAAATCATGAAATACTATCTACTGATGTTACATCTAACATACTATCTGATGCTCCTAAATCTTCAGACATTTACATATCTACCAAAACAAAGATAGCCTATTTAAATCAACATATAGATTTAAATAGTTTGTTTTGGAATATTCCCGTTGCGGAATACGCTAAACCGGGTGATTACGTCATAAAAAAGCAAATGAAGTTTAATTCCACTGAAATTGAAAGTTTACAGTTTTTGAAAGATAAATTAAAATTGGAAAAACATTACGAAGAATATGTAATAACTCACATTGACAACCCCACGGGTCGTATTAAATTCAAAGACATTAGAAAAATTAGCATAGGGGTTTCAAAAAAGGATATTATGAGTTATCGGTGTAAACAAAAAAGCGCGTTTTATAATTGTTTTGTTATAATACTACGAATGAGGGTAAATGCAACGTTTAAAGAATTTCACGTGAAAGTATTTAACACGGGGAAATTAGAAATTCCAGGCATTCAAAATGAAGACACCTACATCAAATTGTTAGAGTTGGTTATTAAAATTTTGCAACCTTATGTGGAGGAAACTCTTGTATTTCAAGAAAATAGTTCTGAAACAGTTTTGATAAACTCAAATTTTAACTGTGGATTCTTTATTAATAGAGAAGTTTTGTATGAAATGTTGAAATCAAAATATAACATACAATCTATTTATGACCCCTGCTCTTATCCAGGCATTCAATGTAAATTTTATTATAATCATGATTTGGAAGTTCAAAATGGATGCCAGATTTCAGAAGAAAATAAAAATAAGCATATAAATATTAGTTTAGTATCATTTATGATTTTTAGGACTGGCAGTGTTTTAATTGTTGGTAAGTGTGATGAAAGTATATTACTAAAGATTTATGATTTCTTAAAAAATATATTAAAAAATGAATTCAGACACATATGTCAAATAAATTCAAAACCACTTGATAATGCGCAACTTTTGCTAAAAGATAAAAAGAAAAAAATCAGAAGAAAAATAATTACTGTTAATATTAATTAGTGCATAAGTAAATTTATAAATTTGACAGGATTATTGTTGTAATCGACGTCAACAAACTCAATTTCATTTTTTTTAAGATTATTGTCTATGTTTGTTAAAACCGATGGGTTTTTTATAATTTTTTTTATTATACGTATAACAACATCATAAAATGTGTCTAAATTTGTCATTTTGTTACATAGCGCGTCAACAATTGCTTCAAAACATTTGACTTCATCAATAGTAAAGGTAGTACAATTTAACATATAAATTATATTTTCTACTCTATCAATATGAATTTTATGAGCAGTGCTATAAAATACTTCATTATGAATAAGCTTTTCTGTCAAAATTTTATAAATATTTATGTAACTATTTACAACATCTAATTTATTTTGTGTTTCTGGCGTTTCGTCGATTATAGTCCTTTTAACATCATAATTAATATCAAAAATTGTTTTTTTATATACATAATTTGTGGCATCTCTCGAGCTTAATTGTAAAAACGTTTTGTCGTCTTCTGAAATTTGAGTGACAAATTCAGCGTAAAAATAGAATGCCTTTTCACAGTGAAAATAAAGAATGTCCACATTTTTTGTATAATATAATAGATGTATAAATACATGCGTTATTGTATTTAATCCGCGTGAAATAATAAATTGTGAAATTTTACCATTTTTAATAGTTATTGTTTTAATGATATACCTTAAATATTCTATTATTATTTTAGCATAAATCTCGATAATTTCAGGTGTCTTACAATCTATATTTTTTTTGTAATTTTCTATATTTTGCAGAGAACAATTTATATCTTTGTTTAAATTAGTTTTCATTATAATTATGAAATATTTAAATTTTAAATACTTTTATTAATAAGTATTTAAAGATTAAAATTCTAAAATTATATAAAATGTCTGTACAAGCACCGCAAAAAACAGTTGGAAGCGATTTAAATTATAGATTGCCGTCGGATATTACATTGAAACATGCCGCAAAAATTAGTGTGGTTGATGATAAGCCAATTATGTTTGATTATTGGACAGCCTCACTCGATAAAAAAGCGCTAATTGGTGCAAAGGATAATGGGGAAAAGTTGTTAGTAAAGAGCGAAGATGAATATACAAGTACAATTGCTAAATTTTATAAATCAGGTACAGAATATATTATTATTACTGAAAACTCTATTTACATTGTATCAAATGACATTCCTACCAGAAAAATTTCTTAATTCACCCTTTAGCAAAGTTTTCCAGAGCAGAGCAATAGATTACCAATAAAAATATATTGGTAATATATAAATGTCTAATTGGAAAGGATTCGGTTCAGGAAGTAATTCGAATGGACAATTTTGGTATGGTAATACAACTAATTTTCCTGGGTTTCTTTATAAAAAAAATCTTGGCGTTGGAGGACGTCGAAGCACCAAGTTTAATCCTGGTGGAAATATAACGTGTAATAGTGCTACATATTTATATAATAAGTTCAAACCAGGAACTGGTGGCGTAGGTGCTTCAAATATTTCTAATCGTCGTGCTAAAAATAGAGTGGCAACCGTTTGTCAAGACAAAGCGTGCGGTAAATTTTATACATATTTGGGTAGGTACAGTAATTATGCAAATAATTCAAATGGGTATTTTCCTTACCCTCCACCTAGTAAAACACAAGTTGGTACTTTTATATCACCTGCAATTAATTATCCTATTTAACGTGGAGGTAAATACGGTCTATAATAATGATTATCATATTTTACATTTGCGTCGTACCAAGCAACTCCTGGAGGCGCAATGTAAGAATAATTATAATTAGCAGTTTGATTAAATCCTGCTGAAACCGGTGTTTGCGCGGGATTTATATTTAAAAAAACCATATTGGCATAACTTTTCTTGACTGCATTTGGGTTTTGATTACAATATCGTAAATAATTATGCCAGTAATATTTAATTTTCCCCACGCTAGGCGGCGTTCCCATTTTCATTGGTCCTGAAAATGTATTGTTATCAATGTGATTTACATATGAAGTGCGAAGCCTAATCTTTCTCGACCTACCAGCCATTTATATAATAATTATATAATAATTTGTATAATTAATACAATAATATTATTCATATAATAATAATATTATTATTTTTTAGCTTCCTTAGGGAATTGAACCCTATACCTACTGCTTACAAAGCAGTTGCTCTACCATATGAGCTAAAGAAGCAAAACACGTTGATTCACCGTTATTTTTATGTATATTTATATTTATATAATAGATAAATTATAAATACATCCTATATATTTATACACCTATCTTTATCTTTATCTTTATATTATAAAAATGTCTTACCTAATAGCAAGACTTATCTGGGAAAACACCTAATGAATTATTGACCATCGCCACGGTCATTTTATAATTCAACAGATACATAACTGAATACAACCTACCCCCCCGTCCCAACTCACCCCCCCCGACCCAACTCACCCCCCCATATACTAATATATAGTTTCTTTTAAGTAGTTTTTAGTACAAATTAAAATATATCTTTAAGCTTTATTATTTGAGCATCTGTTAATTTTTCAGGAAACTCCACATGAAAAACAATTATCATATTCCCAACATGTTCGTCACGAGTTAGCCCCATTTTTGGTATTATTTTGCGGTACTCGGGCGGAATAATATTTCCGCTGTTATTATTTATAGTATACGATTTACCGTCTATATACTTTATTTCAAATGAAAAACCACATAATGAGTCCTTCAGTGAAATCGTTTTTTCGAAAATCAGGTCTAATCCAGACCGTTTAAACTGTGAATCATTTTGTATAGTTATAAATAATTTTACATCTCCTTTACACTGTTCATTTAGAATATTCCCTTTGTCTCTTAATATGATTAACTCGTTGTCATCCATTCCTTTTGGTATGTTAACATATATAGTTTCGCGCTCAAATACTTTAGTGCCGTTTTCCAATAACCATCGTTCAATTTCTATAGGAATCGTGCAGCCCAATAAAATCTGCTCAATGTTCACTGCTATATTTTTTATAATAGGCGTTGGTTTTTGAATGGCTTGATTAAAATTCATTGGCACGCCTCCATGAAAAACATGGATTTTTGGGCCAGCAAACCCAGGCGGAAATCCGGGAGGAAACCCTTGCATTCCCATACCCCCTCCACCAAAAAGAGCACTAAATATATCATCTATTGGCACTTCCATTCCTCCGTTGTGAGCGTTCATCCTCGTAAAAGGATTACTTCTAGACATATTGTATTCTTCACGCTTTTTTTCATCTCCTAAAGTTTCATATGCTGCGCTAATTTGTTGAAATTTACTTACACATTCTTGATTTCCTTGATTTTTATCAGGATGAAACTTCATTGAAAGGCCTCTGTAAGCCTTCTTAATTTCCTCTTTGCTTGCTTTTTCATCAACACCTAAAATAGTATAATAATTTTCTGCCATTAATTAATATTAACAAAGATATACTTAAATAAAAAATTACGTATAATAATTAATGGAAATAGAAAAGAAATTATTCGTTTATAAATTTCAGCCTATTTATTTTTGCGATTATGAAATTGATGATGAAATTGTACAAACGTTAAAGACGCTTATTAAAATGAATGCTATAAATATATTGTTAATCGGTGACATGTCATCTGGCAAAACATCCATGTTAAATACTATAATAAGTGAATATTATGTAGGGTATTCACCAAAGGAGTATGAAGAAAATATTCTCTACATAAATAGTCTTAAGGAGCAGGGGATTAATTACTATAGAACAGACGTCAAAACTTTTTGTCAGACGTGTTCTAATATAAAAAATAAAAAGAAATTTCTTGTTCTTGATGACATAGACCTAATAAATGAACAAAGCCAACAAGTATTTAGAAATTGCATTGATAAATATAGTCATAATGTCCATTTTATATCTTCATGTAATAATATTCAAAAGGTAATTGAAAGTCTTCAATCGCGATTCACTATTATTAAAATAAAACAACTCAATAGAGCAAGACTTGTAAATTTGATAAATAAAATAAAAATAACAGAAAATATCGAATTGGACATTGATGTAGAAGAATTTATTATTAACATTTCTAATAATAATGTCAAGATTCTTATCAACTATATGGAAAAATTTAAGTTGTATGGACATAAAATAACACTTAAATTAGCAACAAATTTGTGTTGTAACATTAGTTTTTTAATTTTTGAAGAATATACTAATTGTTTAATAAACAAAGATTTACAAAATGCAGTAACCATAATTTATAATATTTATGATAAAGGATATTCGGTTATGGACATACTTGATAACTATTTTATTTTTGTAAAAAATACAACCATATTAAATGAAAGTCAGAAATATATAATACTGCCGTACATTTGTAAATACATTACTATTTTTTACAATGTTCATGAAGACGAAATTGAATTGGCACTTTTTACAAATAATTTAATGAGCTCTCTATGATTTTCTTTGTGTTTACAATTAGGATTGCAATAACGTTCAAAAATTAAAATCAAAATTAAATTTTATTATATATATTTATTATATATATAATAATGTCTTGCCAAATATTTAAAAAACCCATTAATAGTGAACTTTTATTTAATTTATTAGATAAAATATGTTTAAAAACCACAAAATATTATATTTTTAATAAAACTGCATTTAAAAAGGGGTTATTTACGGAAGACATTAATCTTTTTATAACAGAATGTAACTCGTATTATCATACTTCCAAACAAAGGTATTTAACAAAACCCTTAACTTATAATAGTTTTACTACTATTATCAGGCAAATTTGTAATTTAAATAAAACAATTTACACATCACAAATTAAATACGACCATTCGTCATATGACATACTTTATTACATTTACTTTTAGTAATATCTCCTCTTCGTTCCCACCGTTTTCCGTCTATTTTTTTTTGATTTAACGCCACGAGGTTTTGTTTCAATTATTTCAGGTTCATCGTATTTTTCTTCATTGTTTTCTTCCTCAATATCTTCATCATCTCCTCCATTTTGTTCGTATAATTCAGGTGTTTTATAAACGTAAAGTCCTACTCCGCCAACTGCTAAAACTAGCGTTGCTAAAAATAATGAACCTATTTCATTCATCGGTATAAATAATTACTTTAAAATTTTAATAATAATTAAACACATTTTGTAATATTTTCAAAATATTACTCAATTGTTTTGCATTAAATGTTTTGTTATCATACCCCGTAACTTCGTCCTTTGTTTTGCATTTTGTAATGGTTTCGAGCAATTCAACGGTTATATCAGATGAATACGATGGCAAATCATCAAAACTATATAGCGTGTAAGATAGCAAATTTTTGTCACCTATAACAAATTCAATAAAACTGACAACATCATACTCTTTTCTGCATGTAAAAGCATAAGGATTATGTGAAGCCGCACGACGTCCACGAATAATAAATTCTTTATTATTATTATCATAAATAATAAACAACGTTGTGTCAAGCCGAAAATTGTCACAGTCGAATTCTTCAAGTTTAAATACTAAACAGTCTGTAGGAGATACCATTGTCATTTCTTAAATATTATTCATTCATAATATTTAAGTTAGTTTTGTTATATATTTTTAACGTCCTGAATAAGGTTGTTTAATAAGATTATCGCCCAAAAAGTTTGGTTTTAGTCCATATAATCCAGGAAAGTTAGGTGTCTTCCAAAACCCAACCCAATCTGGTTTTACTTGTAATGGTTCTATTATGCCTCGTTCATTATCCGGTGCGTTTGCTAATAATAAATAATTACCAATAATTGTGTCCGATTCTAATACTTGTTTGGCAGACATTCGCGTAAACCACTCAAATTTTATACGATTTAACAAATCAGATGCGGGAATTAAAATTCCATACGTTCCAGGATATATATTTAAATATTGGTTTGACATTAAATCGTCGACTACTATTTGTCTATCGTCTACCGTTTTTACACCTATTTCAGTGCCATCTATTAAATTTATTTGTCCTGATTTAATTCGTGCTTCGCACCATCTATCAAAATCCCCCAAAAAGACGGACTCGGCCGTTAGGTCTTTTGACGATGTACGCTGTATAAAATCTATTAAATTTGACAGCATCATATTTTCTTTTGGAGCTCCACAAAATGATAAACTGGGATAAAAATCAAACGTTGATGATGTTATATTTCTATTGTTCGTTTCACATAAAAACATTTTGCCGCCCGATATGCCTTTATTATAAAGTCCATCTAAATTTTTCATACATAAAAAAGAAATGGGGCACAGTAGTCCACCATATATATATATTAATTTTAGTAATCCCAATGTTCTCACATTGTTCAAAATTGGGTTTGATATTCGTGTCATATTGACTTCCCATCCAGGAATCAATTTATGAAATGCATTGTCATCTATAATACATATTGTGAAAGACTTACTACATTGACTTATAATACTTTTTACAGTTAAATATAAATATGGCTGGTTTAAATCAAATGAACTGCGTGAGCCGAAACTTAGCCATTTTCTAGAATTATATTCATAAGGGACGTGAATCCACAGTATTGGTTTTTTGCTCTTAGCTAAAGTTACATCATTTAATAAATATTTTTGTATGGTTTCATAATCCTCTGTAGTTTCTTCCGATATGCGTTTATCCTCAAATTTTTTATACAATATACCAACAACAATAAGAATAAAAAAAAGTATAAATAAATTTGTAAATGATTTTGTAAATGATTTCATATATTATAGAATTATATTTTATTTGTATATATTTTGTTTGGAGAGTTATATAAATAAAAAAGAGCAACAAATAAAAAAACAACCATCATTTTTTTTACAATAACTATTACTTTCGCATGTTAGTTCTAAATTACCAGGATAAAAATTCAAGCAACTACAATAAATGTTTGGCAAATTATTATATGATGAAAGACCGTTAGGCGTGCTGTGAAAGAAATACCATAGTGCAAATTTATCACACACTGTTAATTGTTCTCGTTGTGTGAGAATTTTATAAGGTGTATCATTATAGTCATTTGCATAAAAGTCCATGATATATATAACATATATTTAAACATAAATAAATGGATATTACTTAAAAATAACGTATTATACTTATAATTATGAACCAACATGCTAGTAAATACAAGGGTGATTCTTTTAAAAAAAAGATGGAACAGTTTTTGCGCAATATTCCCAATTGTAGTTATATATTCGAAGTAACTAAAATGTGTGGATTTAGTGAATTCTTTACAATATATAAAGATAATACTTTAGCTGATTTGCATACAAATTTATCTTTACAACTTAAATCTACCTGCATTAAACAACTATATATGATTCACTGTAAGACTCTTGAGAGAATAAATGTTCCAGTTGATAAAAATACAACAGTTAGAGATTTTATTGTTAATAACAATTGTTTTAGACCCTTTTATGAATCGCCTACGCCAGTAGTTTATAAACTTTATCTGGAATATGGAACTGGTAATAATGAAGATGAAGATAATGATGATTTTAACGAGTTTGGCTAATTTGGGTTGGGTTGTTTTTTGTTGCTGTTACTAAATGGGCACCACATCTTTTAAAAAAAGCATGTAATTCATTAGGGTCAGTACCTGTTATAGCATCATCTGGAATGAATGAAACATTCCCCTTTTTGTAACATAAAATTACGGGTATACCATTTACCATTTTTTTACTCTTAAGAAATGCATAAAAATCAAATGATTGGTCTACATCTATGTCTCCACAGACCACTTCCGGAGGGGACGTTGCAAAAAAAGCATGTACAACGTTTTTAATTAGCTTGCACGGACCACACCACTCAGCTCCTAATTTTAAGACAATTAGACCTGGATTATTTGAGAGAAGATGAAAAAACGCCTCTCTACTAGGAATCTCGCTTATTACTTTTTTCGACATTCTATAGTTTATAAAAATATTTCTTATTTGTTATTAGTCCGACTAATTACATCCTTCTCTTTTTTGTTTTTTTTGTTGTTTTCTTAGAAGCTGATGGAAATCTATGAGAGACCCAACATAATGCCGCAAATACACTGCCGTGTTGTTCTTTTACCTGTAATGATTCGAATACGAATATTTTACCTGGATAAAGAGTATACCCTCTAGATGTCTTGTTATCGGCAAAAATTTTTACAACACCATTTATTTCTCCGTATCCTCTTCGTTCAATTAACCCCTTTAGTGATAATGATAAACTTTTAATTGCGTCTTCTTTTTTACCACTGCCTGAATATTCTAAAGCAAATGCTCCTAAATAAGTATTATGTTCGTCATAAACATCAGTTGTCATAACTGCCGCGCTAATAAAACTTCCTTTATCACCATTTGCTTGCGCCTTGATGCATTCCATAACTTCACCCCATCTTATGCGTTTCAGACCTTCCTCTTTAGAAATTTGTTTTGCACCAGTTGGTATAACACTCGTATATTCTATAACATTACAGTCTTCTATGCCAGCATTTGTTAAAGCGGCGTCGTACGAGCCGGTTTCGTACTTTAATCCTTTAGAACCTGCTTCAGATTCACCCTTTCCTGTAGTTGCAAAATATTCATACGGAACACGATTTCCTAGAATCATTTATATAATTACATGCGATTTTTTTATACAGCCTAATATAAAACCTTTCCATACTTATCAATTATGTTGTCAATAATACTGTACAATACTTCATAAACAATAAACTCGTCTACATCTGCAAATTGCCTATAAATTGACGTATCTTTTAAATATACACTGCTTGTATGATAAATACTACTACTTCTGGTTCGTTCACTTTCTCTGTCGATTGATATTAATACATTTATCTGTTCTATATTCAACTCATTATTTAACTCATTATTTTGTTCTCTCTTACGAAACAAACAGCAAAACATCTTAATAATAATATTAACTAGTATTTCTTAATATTATTTTATTTGTATTTAACGTGTTAAATTTATTTTATCATTATATAAATATATATAATGAGTTTGTGCAAATATAAAAATATGTTGGGTGAACCCAATAAAGGAATTCATTCGTACCGTTTATTTGGAGTGGCTATGGCAGATGTAATCATGACTATACTCGCAGCCGCAGCAATATCCTATTTTAGAAAACAGCCGTTTGTAAGTGTACTTTTGTTTTTATTTTTATTAGGCATTGTGTTACACAGAATTTTTTGCGTTAGAACAACTATTGATAAATTACTATTTCCAAAAGCAAAGGATTAGGTTATCTTTTGTAAAGAGCGTCAAAATCAAATAGTTCTGGTTTACGTTCTTTAATGTTCTGCACAGTTACAAGCGCCTTAACAGGCTCTGTCTTTACATTCTCCACATGTTTGTAATTATAAATTTCAATAATCTTTTTTACAACTTCACTTCTCTCTATATCACCACCATCTAACGTAATTAGTTGTATCATCTTTTCAATTGAACTGGATGTATGTTCAGTATTATATATTTTAATTTTTTGAATTAGCTCAGATAATCCGTTATTGGTTTTCAAATCTGACTGTTGCATATCGCCGGTTATTACCATTTTACTATTTGTCCCAATTCTAGTAGTAAGCATTTTCATTTGGTTAGGCGAACTATTTTGCATCTCATCGGCTATAACAAACGCATTTTTAAACGTTCTGCCTCTCATAAATGCTAATGGTGAAATTTCTATTTGATTTTCATGCACCATATTGTCTAGCTCTTTTTTTGAATAATGCTCAAGAAATAAATCAAAAATGGGTCTTGTCCAAGGGTCCATTTTATTAACAATGTTTCCCGGAAGAAATCCTAATTCTTCTTCTACTGTTACGACTGGTCGCGTTATGATAACTTTGTTAATTTGATGTTTATTCAATAAATCTATGGCTTTCAAACATGCAAACAACGTTTTACCAGTGCCGGCTGGCCCTGTTGCAACAATTATTTTACTAGTTTCTTCATTTAAACATTTTACATAATTTATTTGGTTTTGTGTTTTAGGAAAATAAGAAGAATACAATGATTTTGGTATTAGTTTATCTGAAAAATCATGTTGTTTGTTTTTTCTCATGGACAAACTACGAACAATACTAGTCTTCATATATGCCAAGTGGGTTACAAGAAATGGTAGCATTATAAAGACCCTTCTAAATATCATTATACATTCTTATAATGACATTTGTTTACATCTTTTAACAATATATATTATTTATGGATAGATGAATCGATTTTTTCAATTTGAAAAAACCTCTTATACTTCTTTACACCATCTTTAGTGTATCCATCACTTTTTCGCAGTGGTATCATCTGATATTTATATGCGCTTAATATCTGTCTAGTTAAATTGAGTAATGGCCATTTTTGTAAGCCCTCTGCATTATTTTGCAGTCCAGTCATAAAAGAAGATGACAACACTTTTCTCAATTCTGGTATAAGTATTTTAACTTCTTCATATTTTTTGTCGCATAATAATTGCTCTCTTGGAATGGTTTGTTCATTCAGATTGTTTTCAGTGTTAAACTCTAGTCCCACTTTTTTCAATATCAGTTTACTAACTTCATCCATTTACTAAAAAAAAATATTTTAAACTGGTTGATTCTAACATAATCGCTCTAAATGTTGAACTCGGGAATACTATATGTCTCGCCATTCTTAACATATTTCGCGATTATCTTAGCATTAAGTTTGTTTACTATGATGTCCTCCGCTTGATATACATTATTATTTTTATCAATATAATAAATTATACCTTGAATGTCTTGAGCCCATACTTCGATTTTTTGTGTTGTAACTTTTGCATCTTCTTGAGTGTCAACCACGCCATGAGGAGTTCCTTTCATATGTGTTCCACAATACTCATTATCTTCCTTTTTTCTTCTAGTGCATTGCTGGTTTGTTGCACGCTTTGCACAGCAACGGTCAAATATAGGAACAAAATTTTTAACACGTTTTCTTTTCTGAAAATCCTCTTTTTCAAAAGAAAGACGTTCATAATCATACACATATTGTAACAAATGATTTAATTGGTCATTTTTAGACAATCCCAATTGATGTGCCTTATCTCTTATATTGTCTTTAAACGTTGTAATATATGTCTCTGACTTTTTGTTTAAGCGCTTTTCCATTATTCTTTATGATGAATTAATATATTAATAGTTCTTTATTTCATTTTTTTTTAATTAAAAAAGGAATGATATAAAGAGATGGTGTGACTTATGTGACAGATGGATAATCATTTGGCAATACAATCATACATAAAATCATCAAAAAATAAAATAATATATACGGACCATAAACATCTTTACCTACACCATAAAAACTAAGAATTTGTGACAAACTATAAAAAAATAATACTGAAATTCCCAACAAAGTTATAGAGTTCATACTATTATTTAAGATTATTTAATAAATAAATAATCTTAAAATATTACTAATCTTAAAATATTAATAAAAAGTTTACATTATATAATAATTTGCATTATTGTCGAAAACCTCTTTCAAACAACTTTTGTCGATGTAATGATATGATAATGGGGTCTGTTGGTCATATTCTTTTAGAACAATTATGGGTGCATTTTGTACTTTGTCACCATTATCTAATTCAATATTTCCTATAAACACACTATCATAGTTTTTAGCCCAGTTTCCCTGATGGTCTGAAATTCGCATCGTTAACCGTTCATATTGTGTGTCTAATAAACTATCCGATAATCTTTCCTTTTTAATTTCAGACTCATCTATCTCATCCAGTAAATGATTTTGGATAACTTTTGTTTTACCCATAAACAAAGCAAATCGTATTACACCGCCCAATTTGTATCTTCCTTTACTATTGTCTGTCAACAATTTATCATGTCTTATTTCGGATTTACCGTCTTTTGACCAACCTCCTTGATTTATAGCATTTAAATAATCAGTGAAATAAAAATATGGACCTAAAATAGCAATGTTGTCGCTTTTAGAAACACCAAACACATACGTAAAATTTAACATGCTTGTGTGCTTACCAACATACCCAATTACAGGTACTTCATAATTAGCATTGTCCTTATTTTGTAAAAAACAAAACATATCATTTTCTAGAAAAAAAAGGCTAACTGAGTTGTCCATTTTAAAATTACAAATGTGTTTCGTATTTACAATCTCATCTACAATACAAAAGAAAAACTTTGATTTTTTATCTACATAATCTGTGTGCAAATTACATTTTGTCAAATCATAAAATATATATACTTCATTATTTTTTATATAAAATCCTTTACACTCCATATTATTTAGAGCGGTGTCATCATTGTCGCAATTTAACATGCTGACCAGTAATAATTCTGTTTGGGTAACAATAATTTCACTATTAACCACTGACGGCGTTAGAGAAATCCAAGGAATACTTAATGTTTGTGTGCATGGGTTTTTACATAATACAAAATTTAGGAACGGATGTTTATATTCATTATTGATTTCAAACGCCAATACATGTACTTTTGTAATTTTGTTATCATCTAAAAAAAAATCAATGTTTTTTTCTAGAAAATTCATGGCTTCATAATTAAAATGATTTTTCTCTATTGGTGCGTATAAGTCATTGGTTGTTTTGCTTTCGTCATCCATTTATAATAAAAAAAGTTATTTTTAAATAATTATCATTCATATTTATTATTTATCTATTTTACGTTTAATTGTTTCTTTAATTTGTTCTTCACGGCTATCTAACACGTGTTTTGTTAAATGTTCAGCAATTTTGGGGTCATCTGTATAGTAATTTTGTAACGCAGATAGCAACAGTTTTGCATTTATAGGTTTTTTTACTGTATTTTTTTTATATACTAATGACCCGCCATTAATGTCAAAACAGTCAATTGTATTGGATTTCATTGTAGACACTAATCCTTCTGTTAGCTGTTTTTTCCTCGTATTTTTTTCTTTTATAGCGTTTTTAAACTGAGCTATTTCTGTATCTATTTGTATCCACTCCTTTATATTACTAACTAGTTGTTCTTTAGTTTCCATAATATTAATTATAACACACAACTCATTTATATCCTTATTTATATTATTTTTCTTTTTCTTTTTCTTTTTCTTTTTCTTTTTCTTTTTCCTTTTTGGCCACAACATTAAAATGTCTTCTGCATAGACAATCATTGAACTTTTTCTCACTACATTGCTTACCTTTGTTTATTCCAGATTGTAATATTTTATTACAAAGAGTTACGTTTAGTTCGATTTCTTTGTCTAAATCAAGCACCATATTTCCTAATATAACATTTTCAGAATCTATGCTATTTGTAATATTTTCTATTGACGATTTGTTTGGCGGTTTTCGTTTAGCTTTAGCTTTGGGTTTGGTGTTATCTTCCTTTGCTTTTTGTAGTTCTTCCTTTGCTTTTTGTAGTTCTTCCTTTGCTTTTAGTTTGTCTTCCTTTAATTTTTGTTTGAGAGCAATAATTTCCTTTACTTTTTCTTCCTTAATCGTTAACAAAACTGCCTTTTTACATTTTTTAACGACTCTCGTTTTATGATAGTAACAATAACATTTTGTATCTCCATAATTTTCACCTAGTATAGGGCTACCATACTGATGGCATGCAGATTGTGCAGTAGATAATTCATTTGTTTCAGCGTTAAAATGTGTCGTTTCAACTAAAAACTCACATTTAGGGTGTTTTTTATTATGCGAAGCGACATGAACTTCGGCTGGATTATAGTAGTTAACTCCGTTTACTTTGGGAAAAGTCAGGTCTTCACAATATGGCAACACACCTTTTTGTTTAGTTCGACAATATGGACATCTTATCTCGTTGGGGGTTAAAGCTGTTTGCGACGATTCCATATTATTATACTTTTTTTTATGATTAAATATGTCATAAAATAATGGCTCATAATTGAATTTATGCCCACAATTTAATTTAACAAAATTATCTGTTAGTAATTGATTTGTAATTAAACACAAATTATCATCAATTTCAGTTTTAGCAGTGCTTTCATTTGTGTCTAAGGATTTATATAATTCATCAAAAAAACTAATGTCTCCTTCGATTGCATATTTCATAATTGTATATGGTAAACTAAGTAAAATACCTTTAAATTTTATAAATAATACATATATAATAATGCCAACTCCAGAAGTTTGGGGCCCACCGACATGGACATTATTTCACGTAATGTCAGAAAAAGTAAATGAAAACGCATACCCATTGTTATGTGACAAAATGTTGATAATGATTAAAATGATTTGTAAAAACTTACCATGTCCTAACTGTGCAACTGATGCAACTAATTATCTAAACAGAATTAGTTTAGGTAATTTAAAAACAAAACGACAATTTAAAGACATGATTTATTTATTTCATAATTATGTAAACAATAAGAAGAAAAAAGGGCTCTTCAATTATGCTAATATAAATTATTATAGTACACAAAATATAGCTGTTGTGTCAAATAACTTTATAAGAGTTTATCATACCAAAGGCAATATGCAACAATTGTCTGAATCGTTTCAAAGACAGCTTGTATTAAACACTTTCAGACGTTGGATGAAAGAAAATATAAAGTATTTTAGATAAGTTAGTTTTGTGGCATACTTCCTATTAGTTCTCCGTTTTTATAAACAGAACACTTAAACGTCTGATTGTTAGGCATTGAACATGTGTCTGTAGTGCTCGAAACTTCGTTAAAAAATAAAAATTTACCCGAACCACCTGCATACATAGCGCCAACTATTAATCCAGCAGAAGCTAATCCCATCAAAACATTTAAAAATAAATCTGACATTTTGATGATGCATTTTTTGTACGATTTTATAAACATGTCTATCATGAAATAAACTAACAGACCTATAAAAACCCAGAAATTTGGGTCCCCGTTTACAAACATCGGCAACGATATATACATAGTTGTAAATGCAAACACAAATGCACTAAACGTAGCGTTTCCATATTTGCTATATTGTATTGATGTGCAAACAGTGTTATCATCCACTATTGGACTTGAACCAGCCATCATGTATCCAAAATTTCGAATTATACAACAACCAAGCAAAAATCCTAAATAAATAAACCCTTTGAAGTTCTGAAATACGAATGATAGTGAAACCATAGACATGGCAATAATTATTGGCGAGTAAAATGACATCATTACAATAAAATTTAATGGTTGATATAATAATAACGGTGAATTGTGTACACCACCTATTTTGATATTAGGAGTTAAACTATTCATATAATAATAAATTATTTTTATTATTATAAAATTCACAATTATACAAATCACCCTTATAAAAATCAATCCTTTTCTAAAATCAAATCAAATACTTCGTTTATATTTTTAATAGAATGAAATTTTATTCCTTTCATAATCTCTTTGTCTTTATACTTTTCCATTATTTTATCAAAATCCCGTTGATTTTCATAAGGATATATAAATTCTTTTACACCCGCTGGAATAGAGTGAATTATTTTCTCTCTTAGACCTCCTATTTCCGTTAAACAATAATCGAAACTGGTTTCTCCTGTTATTCCAAAATAATTTTTAATTTTAATGTTGTTAAATAAACTGTATAGTATCACTGTAAACGCTGTTGTTGCAGAAGGCCCATCTTTCTTTGTGCTTATGCTTGGACAATGTACGTGAAGACCATATACTTCATTTTTTTGCACATTGTTATATTTAGCTATTATCTCTTTCTGTTTTTCAGGGTTTGTTAAATTCCATGCATTTGTTAAGCTGACACTTATTGATTCTTTCATAACATCACCTAGTGAACCCGTTAATGTTAAATCCAAAAATTTATTTGAAGGTATAAAACTTACTTGAAGGGGTAATACACCACCTTGTGACGCTTCATTCGCCCACAACGCATTTATAATGCCAATCTCGCTTTTGGGATGTATTTTTTGGATTTTTACTTCTCTCTTATCCTTAAAATATTTATTTTTAACATCATCTATCGTTATGTTTAATGGGAATTCAGTAATTTGGAATTCATTTTTTAAAATTCTTAAATTAAGTTCTCCTATTATATCAAATAATTTTTCTTTGAGTTTTCTCACACCTGGCTCTAACGTATATTCTTCTATTATGAATTTTAATACATCATCCGCCAAAGAAACAATGTTGTCTAACCCTATTTTTTTATACAAATCTGGTAACAAATGCTTGTTGCAAATAATAATTTTATCTTCCACTGAAAGCGAATCGAATTTTATCCTGTGTATGCGGTCAAGCATAATTCTATCAATAGATTGTGGGTCATTGTAGGAAAGAATAAATAATGCCTTTGATAAATCCAAATCTATGCCTGAAAAATATTTGTCCTGAAATTGTTTATTTTGTGTGGGGTCTAATAAATGTGTTAAAACACCCGTTATTTCTTTACCATGTTCCGTCTTTGATATTTTGTCAACCTCGTCAATTAGTATAATTGGGTTCATACATTTTTTATCCATTAATATTTGCACTATTTGTCCCCATGTACTTCCAACATATGTATACGAATGACCCACTAAACTAGAGGAGTTTGAATCGCCACCAATGGCAATTAATGAAAATGGTCGACTAGTGCCGTGTTCGTCTTTTAAACACTCTGATAACCCCTTGGCTAGTGTAGTTTTACCTATTCCCGGATTACCTTCAAATCCTAAAACATGTGCCTCGTTACCAGTTGATTGATTACCATTTATCCACTGACCAATAATTCTTTCAACATGACGTTTTGCATTGTCGTGCCCATGCACATACTTATTTAATGTATTTTTAACGACTATCATATAGTCTTCAATTTTTGTCATCACACTTTCTAATAACACTATTTCTTTGTTTAAATTTAATAAACTTGTGGAATTTATGATTGGCTCTAAGACTTGTGTTTGTTCTGTAAACAACGAACTTATTTCAGTTAGTACATGTTTTTTGTCGTCGGATTTACACAATTCTAACACACTTTTAATATTGGATTTTACTTCAGCCTTTTTTACATTTTTATATTGTATCGTTAATGTGTGCAAATTATGTTTGGTTAAGATTGTGTTTATAACTATTGTATTTTTAATTAATTTACTCTTATCTCCAGTAGTTATAATTTTATACACGGTCTCTACGGGCATTACTATATTATCATTATTAGTTAAGTATTCTTTTATTTTTTTTGTGTGTGTTATTATTTCCACATTGGTGTAATTGTAATTACTCATTATTTCCGGAAGCTCTGGTACTTTATAATTCAACCCGATGGCTTTGAATTTTTGTTTTATTTCATCCATAATATATAATATTGGCTCACGTTTGTATATCTCAAATGGTATTTTTAATAAGCCATCTAAATACTGACGCGCTTTTGTACCTGAATCTTCAGACTTTGCCTTGACTTCTTTTAATTTTAACATAGCCTTTTCTTTTACAGTATTAGACACATTCATTAAGCATATCTGCTGCTCTAGCGGTATTTTGTTAAAATCATAATTTGTTAGTTCATTTGTATATTGTACGGTTTTTTTCATCGCTTGCTTAAATTCGTCTTTAATAGACCATGTAAAACTATCAAATAAAATTACCTGTTCTTGGCTGTCTATATTTCCATTTGAATCATTAGAGAGAAGGTCATATAACAAATAAGCCAAATACTGGTTTTCACGCTTGTTTGTATTAATTAACAGCGTAACCAGTGTATTACGTTTTGTGTATGTATCATCCTTAATAAATTCCTTTACCACGATTGATATTTGCTTTTGCTTTAAGGTATTATTTAATGAGCTATGGCCAGAATATTTACTAAAAATACTTTCATGATTGTCCGCAATTAAAAAATCTTTTAAACTTAAAGAAGCCATGAATTTTTCAAATGATTCATTATGAAATTCTACTTGCTCCGGTAAATTTGTTATGCATGATTGTTGTATTTTAATTATATATTTGTTGTTTAATAACTCAATCAACACATCATCTACAATGCCAAAAATAATCAGATTTTTATTATCATTTGTTTTTATAAATACTTTTAGCCCGTATACTTTTGTATAAAACTGCTCATATTCTGCTGCAACATCATGACATTTAAAGTTGGTTGGCACAGTGATTAAGTTATTATTGTGAACGTCTTTAATAGTATCACTATTTCCTATAACTTTGTAACCTATTGGGTGGAAGTATTTTAGTAACAAATCTACTTTAATTAATTCATCATCGCACGTAATTATTTTTTTGTAATCTCCTAAACAAATTGCCAATAAATCCTCCAATTTTGATGTCCCATACGTTTTAAATAAAGCAGAAAAATCATTATTTATAATTTGTAGTTTTTTAGCAATTATCTCTCCACTAGAATTTGCTATTGTATTTTCATTAATTTCGTTTATCTTTTTACTTAATTCAGTTAATTTATTAACACAAATGTTGACATCGTTAATGCCTAAAATATCTAACATTTTATTCTTTTGAACATGGTTAAATGTGTTCTGTGCGGTATCTTTAAAAAAATGTAGTTTAGATTTTATTAGTGTTGTAACACTTTCACTATTCACTACATTATTTTTAATTAAAGGGTCTATTTTCAAATTTTTTGCCATTATATATACAAATGATTATAATTTATATATAGTATATTTTACGGTTTACAGTTTACACAATAACACTTATTCTAATTATGTCAATAATTATAATTGTAATGAATTTGCAAACATTATGTATAAATGTATTAAACATTAAATATAATATTCTATAATGGGAATTCCAAGTTATTTTTCATATATAGTTAAAAATCATTCGACCATTTTAAAAAAAATAGAGAATAATGTTGTAAAAATAAATAATTTTTATATTGATTGCAACTCTATTATTTATGACTGTGTTCATAAAATCGATTTTTCATGCCTAACAGAATCAGACGTTGACACTATTATTCGATTTGTATGTAATAAAATAGATGAATACATATCACAAATAAAACCCGATAATACTATATTAATCGCATTTGACGGCGTAGCACCAGTGGCCAAATTGGAACAACAGCGTTCTCGGCGTTATAAATCTCTTTACCAAGCAAATATATCCAAATCTATATTTAAAGATTTAAAACCTAATCCGTGGAATACAACAGCTATTACTCCGGGAACTATTTTTATGAACAAATTAAATGAACAAATCAAACTAAAATATACAGACTCTTCTAAATATTCTGCAAAAAACATTATACTATCACTCAGTGATGACTACGGCGAAGGTGAGCATAAAATATTTCAGTATATTCGCGATTTTCCTGAAGAACATCGTCTGCAAAAAACCGCAATTTATGGGCTTGATGCTGACCTCATCATGCTTTCCATTAATCATTTACCTATTAGCAGTAATATTTTCCTGTTTCGCGAAACACCACATTTTATTAAATCTATCAGTGCTGAATTAGAGCCTAATGAATCATATATTATTGATATACCCGAACTGGCGAAAATAATTACACTTGATATGAATAATGGTCATGAACTAACTACTGAACAACATAAAAATAGAATATACGATTATATATTTATGGCATTTTTTTTGGGGAACGATTTTATGCCTCATTTTCCGTCCATTAATATTCGAACAGGAGGCGTTGATAAAATGATGAACGCTTATAAAGCCACTATTGGAAATACTAATGACAATTTGACTGATGGTAAAATTATTTTTTGGAAAAATGTAAAAAAGTTGGTGACATTTTTGTCCGACTTGGAAGAAGATAACTTTAAAATAGAAACTAAAAATAGGGACAGAAGAGAGAAAACTACGCTTCCAGACAGAACGCCCGAAGACAAACTCAAAAAATTCGACGCTTTACCAATGTACGAGAGGTCACTGGAAAAATTCATTAATGTATACAAAAATGATTGGCAAACACGGTATTATAAGTGTTTATTCGACATTGATATCGATGAAGAAAGGACAAAACAGATTTGTGTAAATTATTTGGAAGGTCTTGAGTGGACTATGAAATATTATACAACTGGCTGCGCTGACTGGCGCTGGTGCTATAATTATAACTATCCTCCATTGTTGACCGACCTAATCAAGTATATCCCTTATTTTGAAACCGAATTTATAGAGAATAAAAAGCCGACCCCGGTTTCCGAACTGGTCCAGCTTTGCTATGTTTTACCTAAACAGAGTTTGCATCTCCTTCCAAAAAAACTGTATGATAATCTCATTAAGTACCATATGGAGTGGTATGATAATAACTGTGAATTTATCTGGGCATATTGTAGATATTTTTGGGAGGCACACGTTTTGATGCCGCACATAGATATTAATGAATTAGAGGCGTTTGTCAAGAAAAATATTTAAAACGGTTATTCTATTGTTTATCAAAATAATACCTTAAACAAGGTGTTCGTATGTAACCGTTTGGCACCACCTTTTCAAAGGTGGTAAATAAAAATTTAGTAAATAAGAAAAAGGTAATGAAAAAAAAAAAATTGAAAAGCTTTTGTAGGATGAGAGTGAGAGTAGTTCGTCAAAAAGTAGAGAATCAATCTCAGAATGTCAACGTC